TGCAAGGATTTATGATCCGAGAAGAGTAAGAACGCCTTTAAAATTATTGTTATCACCATTTTTAAATAAATTTTAATTATATGAATTGGACTTTTGGTATTATTACAGATGGAAACAATGAGGTTTATTTAACAAATCTTATTGATTCTATAATAAACCAAAATATTAAAAATTATGAAGTTATTGTTGTTGGAAATTGTAGTAATAATTTTTTAAATGTTAAATATATAAATTTTGATGAATTTATTAAACAAGGATGGATTACAAAAAAGAAAAATATAATAATTGAAAATGCTAAATACGATAATATTTGTATTCTTCATGATTATTATCTATTAACAAATAATTGGTATAAAAATATAACAAATTATGATTGGGATATTTATGAGAATATTATTTTAACTAAAGAAAATATTAGACATTCTTATAAGCTATTTCATCCTTATAAAATGATGAAATATTTAAAGGACAATCCAGAAGATGCTAATATTATTTCTAAAATATATTCAGAAAATTTTGGTTATGTGGTTGGAATTCCTCATTCAGAAAACAGATTAAAAAATCATCAATATATCTCAGGAGGATGTATAATTGCGAAAAGGCGTGTATTATTAGATAATCTTTTAAATGAGAATTTATGTTGGGGAGATGCAGAAGATTTAGAATGGTCTGAAAGAGTTATTCCTAAGTATAATTATTATTTCAATGAAAATTCTATTATGAAAGTACAAAAACCTAATAAGTGGAACGTAAAAGAAATTCCTGAATTTTTAATTGAAAATCTTGTTAATTATTATAGGTAAATTATGTTTATATATTCAACAGAAAAAAAGCCAACAATTAAAGTTGGATTTTGTGATACTTTTATAACAGCCGCAGAATATTTTTATTTTGTATTGTCTCATAGATATAATGTAGTTTTAGATAATGAAAATCCTCAATTTTTGTTTTTTGGAGATAGAAATTTTGGGCAAAATAATTTAAAATACAATAATAAAGGTTGTATTAAAATTTTTTATACTGGAGAAAATCAGAGATATACAGATTATTCGTGTCATTTTGGAATAGGATATGATTATATAAACGATTCTAACTATTATAGACTTCCATTATATGTAATTTATGAATGGGAAAATATTTATAAAAATAAAATAGGTTCTATTTTTGATTTAGAAAAGAAAAAAGAAGATTTAAAAAATAGAACAAAATTTTGTTCTTTTATTGTATCTAATCCTAATTCTCCTAAAAGAAATGAATTTTTTCATAAATTAAATGAATATAAAAAAGTAGATTCTGGCGGACCTTTATTTAATAATATTGGATATATAATTCCAAGAGAAAACGGAGCATTTCGTAAAAGAGAATTTTTAAAACAATATAAATTTAATTTATGTTTTGAGAATTCTTCATATTCCGGACATGTTACAGAAAAAATATTTGAAGGATTTTGGGGGGGTATTCCTATTTATTGGGGGTCGGAAAAGGTTCGGAATGATTTTAATTCAGAATCATTTTTAAATTGGCATGAATATGAGAATGACGATAAATTAATAGAAAGGATTATTGAATTAGATAAAGATAATGATAAATATTTAGAAGTATATTTAAAATCTCCTATTAATTATAATAATAAAGTTTTTGATTTTAATAATTTTTTGAATTGGTTTGGTGAAAATGTATATAAAAAACAATAATTATATTATACATAAATGTTCTATTAGAAATATCCTAAATACTATGTTCTTTATGTTGGATAATAAATATAAATAAAATTTCAATATAGTATTTGAAAAAAGAAAAGGATATGTTAAAATTTATAGAGGAATTTAATGGACAAATTAATAAAGAGCAATGCCAAGCAAATTAACTAAAGAAATTGTAAACGAAAGATTAAAAGATAAAAAAGTGGAGTTAATAGGAAAATATAGAGGAATATATAAGAAAACAACTTTTAGGTGCGAAAAAGAACATGTATGGGAAACAACCCCTGCAGTGATTTTTAACGGGAAAAAATGTCCTCTATGTTTAAAAAAAGAAAAATTTTTAACTAAAATTGAAGTTAATAGAAGATTATCTCAAAGAGATATAATTTTAATCAACAAATATACACACTCTCAAATTAAACACGAATTTGAGTGTTTAAAATGTGGTAATATATGGGCAGCCGTTCCTAATGATATATTTAATGGAAGAGGTTGTCCTATATGTAGTTTAGAAAACAGAAGACTTTCTATAGAAGAAATAAATAAGAGGTTAGCACCAAAAAATATTAAATTAATAGGAGAATATAAAGGAATAGATAAGAAAACAAAATTTAAATGTAATAAAGGACATATAATAGAAAATTCTCTTAATAATATATTAAGAATTGAAAAGTGTCCGATATGTAATGGAAATATAATAAAGCAATATAATAATAAAGAAGATAAAAAGAACTATTTTAATAAAAAATTAGAAGAAGAAAATAGAAATATAATTTTAATAGGAGAATATATAAACTCTTCAACTAAAACAACCTTTCAATGCTATAAAGGACATATTTGGCAAGGGATTCCTAATTTAATTTCTAAAGGTATTGGATGCCCAGAATGTGCAAAACATAAAAAATTAACCAAGGAAATAGTTAATAAAAGGTTAGAAAATAGGAATATTGAATTGATCGGAGAGTATTATAATGTAATGACTAAAACTCTATTTAGATGCAAAGAAAATCATGAATGGAAATCTACCACAGATAATATATTAAGAGGAAAAGGTTGTCCCATTTGTGCAAAGTATGGGTTTAATCCTAATAAAAGTGCTGTATTATATTATTTAAATATATTAGGAACTGAATATTATAAAATAGGAATTACTAATAGAACTATAACAAAAAGATTTAATAAAGATTTAGATAATATAGAAATTATTAAAGAAATCTTATTTGAAAACGGAATCTTTGCTCATAAAATAGAACAGAAAATTTTAAAGAAATATAAACAATTTTTATATAAAGGGCCTCCAATATTAAAAAGCGGAGGAAATTCTGAAATTTTTATTAAGGATATTTTTGAAGGAAATTATGAACAAATTAATAATATTTGACTTAGATGGAGTATGTATATTTTCAAAGAATTTACATTATGAAGCTTTAAACAATGCATTATTTAAATTAAATCCTGAATATGTAATAGATTATCAACATCATTTAGCTATATATGATGGATTATCAACAACAAAAAAATTACAACTACTTACTAAAAATAAAAATCTTGAACCTAAATATTATCAACAAATTTGGGAAGATAAACAATCTGCCACTTTTGATTTGATTAAACAATATGAGACAGATGAAAAATTAATTAATATTTTTAAAAAATTAAAAGATTTAAATTATAAGATTGCTATAGCTTCTAATTCAATTAGAGAAACGGTTAAACTTTTTCTTTTAAGATTAGGTATTATGGAATATGTAGATTTATATCTTTCCAATGAAGATGTTATTAAAACTAAACCATTTCCAGAAATTTATTGGAAAGCTATGACATTATTAAATTCACTTCCAAAGAATACTATCATAATAGAAGATTCTCATATTGGAAGGCAAGGGGCAATAGATTCTGGTGCGAATTTGTTGGCAGTAGAAGATCCTAATGATTTGACTTGGGATAAAATTTATGATAAAATAAAAGAGGTAGAGAACATGGAGAAAAAAATTAAAGTTCCTTGGATTAGTAAGAATTTAAATGTAGTAGTTGCTATGGCAGGAAAAGGAAGTAGATTTGCAGATGCTGGGTATACATTTCCTAAACCTTTAATTGATGTTAAAGGAAAATCAATGATTCAAGTTGTTATTGAAAATCTTAACATGGAAGCTAATTTTATTTTTCTTGTATTAAAAGAACATGTAGATAAATATCATATTGATTCTACTTTAAAATTACTAAAACCTGATTGTAAAATTGTTATTGTTGATGAAGTTACTGAAGGATCTCCGTGTACGGTATTATTAGCAAAAGAATTAATTAATAATGATAATCCTTTATTTTTAGCAAATTGCGATCAATTTATTGAATGGGATGCTAATAATGTAATGTATTCTTTTCAGAATGATTTAATTGATGGAGGAATTTTAGTATTTAATGACACTCATCCAAGATGGAGTTTTTCAAAATTAGATGAAAACGGATTTGTTCAAGAAGTAGCAGAAAAGAATCCAATTTCAAACATTGCTAATACCGGACTATATTATTATAAGAAAGGATCTGATTTTGTTAAATATGCAGAGCAAATGATTTCTAAAAATATTAGAACTAATGGAGAATTTTATTCTGCTCCTGTTTACAATGAAGCTATTGCAGATGGTAAAAAAATTAAAGTTAGATTTGTAGATAAAATGTGGGGAATAGGAATTCCAGAAGATTTAGAATATTTTATTAATAATTATAAAGGAGAACTATAATGTTACCTTGGAGATATATGCCAATTGTAAATAACGAAGAAACAGAAGAAAAAGCTAATACTTCAAATGTTGAAAATGTTTTAGTTGAAGTTATTCCTATTGAAACTGATAAGAAATTGTTAAATGAACAAATTTATATCTAAAGTTCAATTATAAATTATACTTATTGTAGGATTCTTCTATTGGGATTATTATAGATTTTTATATTGCCTTTGTGAAGAAATGTAAATATAATAAACAATTATTTTATAATTTTATTAATGAAATGAAAAAAAACTTTATATATATGAATAAATTATTAGAAAAAGAAACTTTAGAATTAGTGATTAAATTAAAAGAATTTCTTTTAAAATTAGAAGACAGATTAAATGGATTATTTGAAAGGTTAAAAATTAGATGAATGGGAAATTAAGAATTTTTGTTATTTGGTTAACATGAAAAGATTATTTAACTCCTAAACCAAATTCCAGAAATGTTTTTGATAGTTTGATATAGAGTTTCAAATTTTGTAGTATTACTATTGAAATGTCTTTTGTTCCAAATGGTATTCATAAATTATTACATAAAAAAAATATATGTGGATTTCATTACAAATTATTAGCAAATAAGATTAAATAAGAGGATTATAATGAATAATGATTTAAGCGTTTGGATTTTAACTTTTAATAGGCCAGCTCAATTAAATAGATTGATTTATAGACTAGGACAACAAGGATTTAAAGTTAATGTGTTTTCTAATCATCCTAAAGTAGAAATTAATGAACATAATAAAATATATGTAGATGAAGTAATTATTAATACTTTAAATGACGAAGATTCATCTTCTTGGTGTTCAAGAAGTTGGAATTCTATTTATCTTAAGGGATTTAAAAATTCTAATAAATTAATTTGTTGTCAGGATGATATTAATATTTCAGATAATTTTGGAGAATGGATTAGAGAAAATTCTAAAAAATACGATTTTATTCAGTTAGCAGGAGATAATTTTCATTACATTACATTAGATATATTAAGAAATGTTGGATATTGGGATGAAAATTTTCAAAATTGCTATTGTTCAGATGCAGATTATATAAAAAGAGTTTATATAGATTATCCTTATAAAGATAGAATTAGTCTTCATAATGGACATTCTTGGGAAACTGAATACAATCCTTGTAATGCATACGATCATATTTTTCATGACATGGGGACTAAAATTTGTGGGGATAATTCTTACCAAAATCAGCACTGGGAAGCAGAAAGTCTTGGGTTAAATCTTATCAAAATTTCTCAGGATTATTATAAAAGCAAATGGGGAGTAGATTGTGATAATACTGGTCCAACAATTTATTCAATTAATAGAAAATTTCCAGAAAGAATTATGTATCCTCATACAATTAAAAAATGGAATATTATAAAATATTTAAAATACAATAATTAATTTATGAAAGAATGGGTAATAGTTAATATAATAAACAAAAAAATAAAATTAAATAGTTTAAAAGAAAAAGTATTTATAGAAAATTACGGAGAAGAATTATTTAGAAATATTAAAAATGAAACCATATTTTTAGCGGATAATTGTAAACTAACAGAAAGAATTTATTGTATTTTAAATGATATTAAAGAAGTTCCTAAATGTAAAGTATGTCGGAAAGAAGTTTCTTTTATTAAATTTGGAAAAGGATATAAAAAATACTGTAATGGATTTTGTAGAGAAAAAGATCCAGAAGTTTTAATAAAAAGAAAATTAACTTGGATTAAAAATTATGGAGTAGATAATCCTTCTAAAAGTAATAATATTAAAATAAAAAAAAAGAAACCACTAACAAAAATTATGGAGTAGATAATCCTTCTAAAAGTAAAATTGTTCAAAATATAAAAAAACAAAATAGTAGGGAAAAATATGGAACAGATAGTCCTTCTCAATCATATGAAATAAGAAATAAAATAAAGGCTTCTCATGATAAAATTAATTTGGATATTAATATAAAAAATAAAATCTCAGAAAAAAGGAAAAATACCAATAAAAAATTATACGGGGTAGAATATTATTGTCAGACAGAAGAATATAAGATTAAAGTTAGATCCACTCATATGAAAAATTATGGGGTAAATCATATATTTCAAAGCAAAGAAATAAAAAATAAAACTAAAAACACTAATTTTGAAAAATTTGGATCTATATATTCTACACAGCGACATTATACGTTAGAACAATTAGAAATTGTTAATAATCCTGAAAGATTAAAAGAAATTTATAATGAACATGTTGATAATGAAATTCCCGTAGAACAACTTTCGTTAAAATATAGATTTTCTGAATCTTTATTAGGGCAGCATTTTAAAAAGAATGGATTAATTTCTAAAAAATTTTCAAAATCATTCCAAGAGAACATAATTAAAGAATTTCTTGATGAATTAAATATTGATCATATTCAAAACGATAGACAGCAATTAAACGGAAAAGAACTTGATTTTTATATTCCGGAATATCAATTAGGAATTGAAATTAATGGATTATATTGGCATAATGAAAATAAAAAAGATAAATATAATTTACTAATTAAATATAATCTGTGCAAAGAAAAAGGAATAAAATTACTTCATTTTTGGGATATAGAGGTTAAATATAAATTTGAGATTGCAAAATCTATTATTAAAGATAATTTGGGATTAAATCAAATAATAAATATAAACAATTATATTATTAAAGAAATTTCTCAAGAAGAATCATACGAATTTTATGAAAATAATCATATATTAGGAGGGATTTCTTGTGATTATAATTATGGATTATATTATGAAGAAGAATTGTTGTCATGTATAGGAATTAATAAAGTAGAAGAAGGATATAAAATAATTAGAGATTGTACTAAAATAGGATACAATATAGCAGAAGGATTTAGTAAACTATTAAATTATGTTAAAAATATGTATAACAAATTTCCTATTTATTTGGTCCTTGATAAAAGATTATTTAATGAAGAAAAATATATGAAATTTGGAGTTAAATTATACAAAGACACTCTTCCGAACATATATTATCATAAAAGTAGAATATTATATACTTATGAAGATTTTATTAAATTATATAATAATTTACAAAGTAATATGATAAAATTAAAAAATTGGAATAGAATTTATGATTGCGGAAATTTAATATTAAAAATTAATTGATTTATAAAATTTAAGGAGTAAAGAGGATTTATGAAAATAATAATAGAAGTAGGATGTAATAATGGGAACGATACTCAATGGCTATCTGAAGAATGCGATTATCTTTATGGATTTGAACCCAATCCAGAATTATTTCTTAATTTAAAAGAAAGATTTAAAGATAATCCTAAAATAAAAATTTTTCCTTATGCAATTGATATTGAAGAAAAAACAAGAGAATTTTATATTTCAAGATATGGAGATTGTGGTAGTAGTTCTTTATATCCTTATGCTGATAATTTATCAGAAACAGAGTTATCGAGATATTCTTGTTATGTAAATGGTCATGATGGTAAATGTGAAGTTGAATCTATTAGATTAGATTCTTTTATTGAAGATTATAATATTAAAGAAATATCCTATCTGTGGATAGACGCAGAAGGAAATGATTTTAAAGTTTTACAATCTTTAGGAAAATATATAGATATTGTTAAAGAAGGAAGAGCAGAAGTTAATTATAAAATAGATAATTTTAAAGATGCTGATAACCATTATGAAGATGTAAAAAAATGGTTAGAAGAAAGAGGATTTAAAACAGAAATTTTATATATTCATGAACACGAAACTGCAATAGATATTGGATTTAAGAAAGTTAATATCGAGGAGTAATAAATGAACACAGAAAATTATTTAAAAGGAATGGAACAATTTTGGACTGGAGAATCGAATCAATGGAATCTTCAAAATAAAAATCCTGTTGTAGGAAATTATTGGGAACACGAATCTTTTCCCGATTATGACACGGTTTTATTTGATGGAATTGAAACGGCAGGGAAAATTGGATTAGATTTTGGATGCGGTCCAGGAAGATGTATTATTAGATTTAGAGATAGATTTAAAAGAATTGATGGGGTAGATATTTCTGAAAAGAATTTAGAAAATACTAAACTTCACTTAGGAAGTATCGGACTTCCGGTTGATATGAATCTTTATAAGACTAACGGTAAAGATTTAGATATGATTTTAGATAATGTTTATGATATAGTATATTCTGTTATTTGTATTCGACATATTAATTTATATTCTGCCAGACAAAGAGTATTTGAAGAAATTTTTAGAGTATTAAAACCGGGCGGTTGGTTCACGTTTCAGGTGGGATATGGAGATAGAACAAAAGAAGTTGTAGATTATTATAATGAAAAAGAAAATTATTCGTGGGGGGATTGGAAAAATGATGACTTAGAAAGATTTAAAAATGATGTTATGAAATATGGGTTTGTTAATTGGAAACATGAAATTCGAGATGTATGTCAGGATAACCATTTAAAGTGGATATGGTGTAAAGTACAAAAACCTTTGGATTAATATGAACGAATGTATTTTTAATATAGAAAAAATTAAAGACGAATTTAGAAATTTAGGAGGAAATGTATATGAGAATATTGTTTCCCCCACTTGTAAAATAAATGGTAATTATATTACTGCATCGACATTTAAATTAGTTGAGTTATTAGACCAAGAACATTTACAAGGAATTGTGGAAGATAATGTTGGAGGGGGTCTTATATAAAGATGAGAAAGCTTTTGCTGAAATGTTATTTAAAAATTGGAATTCAATTGCGTTTTATGAAAAATGGAGGATAGATGCTGTTTATACAACCAAATTATTTAAAAAAATATTGTTTAAGAATTTTAGTGTTTAATCAATATTGGTATGAAAAGCCTATATTGATTATTAATAATATATTACATAAATTGAATATTAAATTAAGATTATCGGTGGATAAATGAAAATTATATCTCATAGAGGATATTTAAATGGAAAAGATGATTATTTAGAAAACAATCCTAAAGAAATTATTAGAATATTAGAAAATACAGATTTTGATATTGAGGTAGATTTATGGACAAAAGATTTAAAATGGTATTTTGGACATGATTATCCTAAATATGAATTATCATCTGAAGAAATAATATTATTATTCGAATATTATTTTGATAGAGTTTGGATTCATTGTAAAAATTTTGATGCTTTAGATAATTTATCTTCCAGTAAACATTATTTATTTAAAAATTTAAATTATTTTTGGCATCAAGAAGACGATTTTACTTTAACTTCTAAACAATATATTTGGTGTTATCCTGGCAAATTTGAAGAAGATTTTTTTGGAAATATGGTGTGTTTAGATTTTGATTTAAAAGAATCTGAAGAATATTATAAAAATCTTAGTGTATGTGCTATATGTACAGATTATCCGAAAAAATTGAAAGAAATTTTGAATAAAAAGGATTAATTATATGAAAAAAATATTATTTGTAGTACATCGTTTTTATCCTTATCCTGGCGGATCTGAAATTTATGTTTATAATATGGCTAAGGAAATGGTATTGCGAGGATATGACGTAACAGTTTTTACCGGAGAACATAAAGGAAATGTAGCTGGAATTAAAGTTACTTCTGATACAAATATTTTTAATACTAAGTTTGATTTGTGTATAATTCATGGAGCAGGACCACAAATTCAGAATATAGTTCTTCATAATACTAAAGAAATCAGAGAAAAAATTGGAACTAAATTTCTTTATATGATTATTCTTCCAGATCATTCTGATATTTCTATTATTGGAATGAATAATTGTGATTATATTTCTTGGTCTACTTTTGAAGATTTAGAATATATTAAACAATATGGATATAAACATAAATCTGTTGTTGTAAAACATGGAATTAATTATTTAGATTGTATTGGTAAAAAAGGATTTAGGGATAAATATAATTTACCAAAAGATAAATTAATGTTTTTGTCGTCTGGCGGATATTTTTATAACAAAAACATGAAAGAATTAGTAGAAACATTTAAAAAAGTGCAGAGAAAGGATGTATTTTTAGTTACTACTGGGTATGACAATAGATTTGGTATCATGCCAAAAAATTCTGAAAACGTATATAATTTTCTTTTAGAAGATAGAGAAGATGTGTTATCTGCAATTAAAGAAGCTGATTGTTATATAATGTATTCGCAAGTAGAAGGATATGGATTAGTATTATTAGAATCTATGTTAAATAAAACTCAATGGATTGCTAGAAATGGTTCTGGAGCAAGAGTATTAAATCAATGTAAAATAGGACAAGTATTTAATACAGATGAAGAGTTTATTAATTTAATTGAAAATTTCAAAGTGGATAAAGAAGAAATTGAAAAAGGTTATATTGAAGTTAATCATAATAGATTAATTAGAAATACCGTAGATGATATTGAAAAGGTTTTAGGAGAATAAATGAAAAAAGCGTTAATATTTGGAATAACCGGACAAGTAGGATCGTATTTAGCAGAATATTTATTAGATAAAAATTATCAAGTTTATGGAGTAAAAAGAAGAAGTTCTTCTTATAATACGCAGAGAATAGATCATATATTCAATAACCCAAACTTAAAATTAATTTATGGAGATTTGACCGATTCTTTAACTGTTACTAATATTATTAAAGGAATAGAACCAGATGAAATTTACAATTTAGGTGCAATGTCTCATGTAAAAGTTTCCTTTGAAATTCCTGAATATACTGGGCAAGTAGATGCATTAGGAACATTAAGAATTTTAGAATCTGTTAGATTGTTAGGATTAGAACATAAAACTAAAATTCTTCAACTATCAACTTCTGAACTTTTTGGATTAGTTCAAGAAATTCCTCAAAAAGAAACCACTCCTTTTTATCCTCGTTCTCCTTATGGATGTGCTAAAGCGTATGGTTATTATATTACAAAAAATTATAGAGAATCATATGATATGTTTGCGTCTAATGTGATAATGTTTAATACAGAATCTCCAAGACGAGGGGAAACTTTCGTAACTAAAAAAATTGTTATGGGGTTGAATGATATTTTAAGAAACAGAAAAGATTGTTTATATCTTGGAAATCTTTCAGCCCTAAGAGATTGGTCTCATGCAAAAGATATGGTAAAAGGATTTTATAAAATTTTACAACATAATATTTCAGATGATTTTGTATTAGCTTCGGGAGAGCAACATTCAGTTAAAGAATTTGTAGAAGTATCTGGTAAATATTTTAATATGAATATTGTTTGGGAAGGAGAAGGAATTGATGAAATCGGAATTGATAAAAATACTAATAAAGTAGTTATTAACGTGGATGAGAAATATTATAGACCTGCTGAAGTACAAACTTTATTAGGAGATTATTCAAAGGCCAAAAATGTATTAAATTGGAATCCGGAAATATCTTTTGAACAATTAGTAGAGGAAATGTGTGAATATGAATTATCAAGATAAAATATTAGTATTAGGAGCCACAGGATTAGTTGGTTCGGCCATTGTCAGAGAATTAAAGCGATTAGGATATGAAAATTTATTAACTCCAACAAGACAAGAATTAGATTTATATAATGAACTATTTGTTAAAAGTTATTTTGTATATAATAAACCTGATTATGTATTTTTATGTGCTGCAGATGTTGGAGGAATTAAATATAATGTAAATAATTCTGGTTCTATTTTATATAATAATTTAAGAATACAAAACAATGTCATTCATAATTCATATGAAAATAATGTTAAAAAATTATTATTTCTTGGCAGTTCTTGCTGTTATCCTGCGGGAATTGATAGAGCAATTGTAGAAACGGATTTATTAACAGGTCCATTAGAGCCTACTAATGAAGGATATGCATTAGCAAAGATTGCGGGCATTAAACTTCTTCAAAATTATAAGAAACAATATGGATTTAATTCTGTTTCCGTAATGCCTAATAATATTACCGGACCTAATGATAAATTTGATCCAGAAAATGGACATTTAGTTGGGTCGTTGATTTATAACTTTGTTAATGCTAATATTAATAATTTACCTTTTGTAGAATGTTGGGGAGACGGTTCTGCAAAAAGAGAAATTGTTTATTCTGATGATGTTGCTAATGCTTGCGTGTTTTTAATGAATAATTATGAAGAAAACGAAATTGTTAATATAGGAACTAATTGGGATTATTGTATTAGAGATATAGTACGCAATGTTAAAATTCTGACAGGATACGAAGGAAAGGTTGTTTGGAAGGATAATGGATTAGTTGGAATGAAAAGAAAATTATTAAAATCAAATAAATTATTTGATTTAGGATGGCGTCCGAAGTATAATTTATATACTTCAATAGAAAAAACTGTAGATTGGTATTTAAAACATAAAATTAATTAGGAGTTGTCGTGGATTGGAAATTAATGGGGAATTGTATATCATTCTCTGATAAATTAAAAATGGCTAAATTTATATTAACAAATAATAGATTTTCTAATGGGGAAAGGGTAAAACAATTTGAAAGAGAATGGAATGAATGGTTAGGTAGTTCTTATTCTTTATTTGTTTCTTCTGGATCAACCGCCAATTTTTTATTATTGGCCGCTATAATCGAGAAATATAATTTAAAAAGAGGGGATAAAGTTTTAGTATCCTCTTGTACTTGGATGACTAATATTTCTCCTATTATTCAATTAGGATTAGTGCCAGTTTTTTGTGATATTGATTTACATGATTTTTCTTTTAAAGAAGAAGACCTAGAATATATTTCTAAAAATTATGATATCAAACTTATATTTGTAACTCATATTTTAGGGTTTGTTTCTGATCAAGAAAAAATTGAAAAATATTTTCCAAAAACCTTGATTATTGATGATGCATGTGAAACAATGGGGGGTAGAGACAGTTCCGGGCATAAATTAGGATCAAATTTGTTTGGATTTAGAGACGGATATAATTCTTTAGGAACAACTTTTTCTACTTACATCGGCCATCATTTTTCAAGTGTGGAGGGAGGAATAGTTTCTACATATGATGAAGATTTATACGATTTAATGAAAATGAAAAGAAGTCATGGTTTAGCTAGGGAATCTAAATCTTTTAATTATTATAAATTTGCATATCAAGCATTAGATTCTCAATTTTTATTTATTACTGATGGATATAATTTTAGGAATACTGAAATTGGCGCTGTATTAGCATCTTCCCAACTAAAACGATTAGATAATTTTATTAGAATTAGAAATGAAAATTTTAAAGAATTTTCTAAATTAACTCAGTTTTATTTTGATAAAGTATATCCTTATAACTATAAACAAACTAATTCTTATTTTGCTTTTCCTATTATTTGTAGGAATGAAACAACTTTTAAAAAAATAAAAAATCTTTTATCTGAAAATAATATAGAATTTAGGCCAATTATTTCTGGTAATATTGTTAAACAACCATTCTTACAACGATTAAATTATAAGATTGGATATAAAAAGTCGTTTTATGATGTAAATATTATTCATAATTTAGGAGTATATATTGGAAATAACCAATTTATTAATAAAAAACATATTAAGTATCTTGAAGAAAAAATATTTTCTAAACTTTAATTAAGAAAATTAACTAATGATTGAAAAAGACAGAAAAAATGTACAAGAGATTGAAGAATTTTTAATTGAAAACGATATTCCTTATGAAAAGGAAGATGATTTTATATTTAATCTTTTAAATGATATTAATGTTCAAATCAGATATACTAATTCATATGATTTAAAAATTGGATATAAAAGATTTGGATATGAAGGAGTATCTAACAAATATGCATTTGAAATTTCCAAATCTCAAGAAGATAAAGGAATTCAAGTAATGTGGTGGAGAGATTTTGAAAAAGATAATAAAAGGAAAAATGAAGTTATTAAATCTTATGTTTTAGCTTCTTGTGGAAAAGTTAAAAATAGAGTTTATGGGAGGGATTGCGAAGTCAGAGAAATTCCTTCTAAAGAACTTAGACTATTTTTAGAAACTAATTGTTTTTATGGATATAGAAGTGCATCTAAAAATTATGGACTTTATTTGAAAAAGGATAAGGGAGAATTAAAAAAAGATACTTTAGTAATGATGTGGAGTTTAGGACATCCTTTTTTTGGTAAAAAATTATATGATCTTGAAATTATTAGAGCTTCAACTCTTCTTTACACTCAAGTTGTAGGTGGAGCTTCTAAATTATTTTCTCATATAAAAGATATTGAAACTATCAGGTGCGGTAAAGAAGATATTACTTGGAATTCTTTATGTTTTTATGTTGATTATTGTCATAATACAGGAAAATCTCTTCCAGTTTTAGGATTTAAATTTTGGAATTATTCTGGGGGAGGATTTATGAATATTAATACAGAGACAGGCGAAGCTTTTAATAGAAAGCCTGCTATTCATAAACAAGTAATGGAATGGATGGCTCAAGGAAAAGTTATTTCCACTCCTTTAGCTGGCGTTAAAACTTACGTTTATTGTAAAGATGGAGATTATTCTCAATATGGAATAATAGAATAATATAAATATATTAATGAATATAACAAAAAAAATTTAAAGATAATCTTATTTGTATAGATAAAAAGGTTAGAGAAGAAATTATTTCAGAATCTTCTCTAGCTTTTTTTGTTTCTAATCCTGTTAAAAAAGAGGAATCTAAGTTAACAATTGAACAAAACAAAGAAAAAATTTTATTTGAACAAGTAGATAAAATAATTAATAATACCAAAAAAGTAGAAATAGAAACTAAAGATAAAATATCACAAGAAATTGAATTATTAAATAATAGATTTAAATATTTAGAAAAAGCTATTAACCAAATTAATATAGTTAGTTTAGATGGTGGTGGAGCTGGACAAATTTATAATTTAAATATGTCAACTAGACAAGCAAATGGAAACGTTTCTATAGGAAGAACTGATTATTATATAGGAATTAATTCTAATACTAAAAGTTATGTAACTTTACCTTCTTTGGGGCAAAATTTATATAATGGAAGGGTTATAGTAATTAAAGACGAATCGAGCCATGCTTCTTTAACTCCTATAAAAATAGAAGGAATTATTGATAATGATCCTTCAGGAGCTATTATACAAACTAATTAAGAATATCTGAAGTTAGACTATTAGGAGAATATCGTTGTCAATATAACTGCGGTACTCAAATGGTGATGAATGATTATTTATTAAATAATGGAATTTTAACCGCTGATTATGCTAATAATCAATTTATTGCTTCTGTTTCTACTTCTAATGGAGATAGTGTAGTTAGAAGTACAAAACAATATCATGCTTATATTCCTGGTACAGGAAATGTAGCATATTTTACCTTTGTTATGGATCAAGCAAAAACAAATTTAATACAAAGTTGTGGGCTGTTTGATAATTATAATGGAATGTATTTTAGAATGAATGGAACAGTTCCTGAATTTGTAGTTAGAAAAAAAAGGAATTGATTATAATATAGTTCCTCAATCTCAATGGAATATTGATAGAATGGATGGAACTATGAATGAATATAATCCTTCCGGGAATTTAATAGATTTTTCTAAAACTCAAATTTTAGTAATTGATTATCAATGGCTTGGGGTTGGAAGAATTAGAATAGGATTTTTTACAGAAAAAGGAGTTTTACAATATTGTCATAATTTTAATCATTCTAATTTAGACGAGGAAGTTTATCATAATCAACCTTCTCTTCCATGTAGATGGGAAATTAAAAATATAGGAACAACTTCTTCAAGTTCTTCTATGAAATTGTTATGTTCCGCCGTATATTGTGAAGGATCTGTGCACGAAACTGGTTATACGAGGGCGGTTAGTACAGGAAATACTAATATTACGTTAACTATAGCTAATTCTGTAAATGGATATGGAATATTGGCAGTAAGATTAAAAAATTCTTTAGCCGACAAAGAAAATAGAGGTAGTGCAAAATTAAAAAATTATTCTATTATATCTAATCAAGATGCCAATTATAAAATAGTTATATTACCGGATACAAATAAATTAGTTAATCCTAACGTAACTTGGACAAGTATTCCTGGATATAGTTATTGTGAATATATTACTAATTTTTCTTTGTCTTCTGATTGGTTTGCTAATAACTATTTTATAATTATTAATGATGATTATGTAGTTGGTGGACAGGGAAATAAACCCGGAACTCCTGAAGAGTTTGATGTAATTAATCAGACTTCATCTATATACCAAAATTATAATTCAAATAATAGTCAAATATTAGCAATGGTAGGTTATAGATTAACTTCGGATGCAACAATAAAAGGTTCTTTTACTTGGCTAGAAGTAAAATAATTTTATAAATATTTAGTATGAAAAAGAAAAAATTAATTAAAAAAGATATTAATAATTTAGGAATAAAATCAAAAATCCCTACTGATGGATTTAATCAGACTTTTGATATTAGAGGATTAGGAGGAAGTTTTCCTGCTTCTGGTATTGGAGATCCTTTATATAGAGAATCTATAGATCAACCTACTATTGATATGGCGGTAACTGGTTATATAGGAGCTTCAAATAAAGATCCTTTAATGACTTTGAAAGATAAAGAATTACAAAAAATAAAAAATAAAAAGGTAATTAATATGGATAATATTAAAGAAGAAAAAACTCCTAGAGCTAAAATAGTTCCGGTTAAAGATAAAGTTTCTGGAGAAACAGAACATCATGTGGTAGATTCTTCTGGAAGAACTAGAAAAATTTTTAAAAGTAAGGCATTAGCTAAAAGATATTTTTATCATAATTATTATGAACTGCATGAAGAAGTTATAGAAGAAGAAAGAATTGGACCCTTAATGCGGTTTATTCTTTCTATTGGAATAGATCCTAAAAAATTAAGTAAAGATGAAATTGAAAAATGGTCCAATTCTCAAAGATATAAAACTTTCAGGAAATATAGAAGGATAAAAAGGATTGCGCAACAGAATGCCGCTCATGATCCTAATTTACAACAAGAAAATTTTGTAAATGAAAAACATATGACTAAAACTGAAAAAGAAAAGGAAGAAAAATTAAAGGATAAATATGATGATTCTGAAATGAAAGAAAAAATGATTAAACAATATGGAGAAAAAAAAGGAAAAGAAATTTATTTTGCTACTATCAGAAAACAAGCAATGAAAGAAGATCTTGACGAAGGTTCTATAGTAGATTATTCTAATAGAGATAATTTAATAAAACATCTTAAAAAGTTAGGATGGAAACAAGATTCTGAAGGATCTAAACATACTAAATTTATTCATCCAAAGACAACCAAACATATTGCAGTTCCTAGACATAAAGTGTTGAATAAAGTTTTATCAAATAGACTAGCTAAAGAGGCTTCTGTTTTAATAAACGAATCAGAAAATAAATATAAAAATTTATTAGATAAAATTATGAAAGGAAGAAAAGGGGTTAATAAAGAACAAGGAGAAAAGGTTATTGTAGGAGGAAAAACTCTTACAGGAAAAAAACGAAATTCCATTATAATAAATCCTATTATTAAAAAGAAAAGATAAGAATTATAGTAATTATAATAATTATAAATAATATAATAAAAACAATAATAAGAGGATAAATAAGATGGCACAATGGGGTAACACTGATGCTAATGCTAATAGCAAACCAAAATGGGCATTAGAAAGAACTATTAGAATCAAAGAAAGATTAATTGCAAATGCAGTAACTAATTCAATCGGATCTACTGCAAATGTTATAACATTTGTGTCTACCGGAAATGCTACTGCTAATATGATTATTTCTGGTAATAATATTAATTATATTAATCCCACTCCCGGATTTTTTGGCGGTAATGTTAAAATAACTTCTGTAGATTCTGGAAATGGTAATGTAACTATTTCTGCTCCTGTTTCTAAAAATGTTCAAGTAGGAGATGTTTTTGAAATCGACACTTTATTAGAATCTGATTATTCTGTTTCTAAAAATGATAATAATTATAATAAAAATACTATTTTAGTAACGCCGGGAAGGCTTGCTAATGCAACATTTGGAAATACTACCGGAGCTGGAAGTGAAGTTACTCATCTAGGATGGAATAAAGTTACTCAAGGAACGGGATTTGTAAAAAATGTTACTGTTACCGTGGCAAATTCTTTACAATCTTATACAAATGCGTATGTTACATTTGGCGCAGCTAGAGGAGCTAATATTACTTCCGCTAATGGGCGAATAGTTGTTACTGGAGCTGCATTGAATGTAGTAACTTTTATTTTAAATTCTGGAGGTTCTGGATATGCTAACACTCCTACTGTTTCTGCTTCTGGGGCTAACAATGCTAATTTAGTTTTTGCTGTTACTATGGGTGGAAGAGCAGGAAGAGTTAGTGCCGAATGTTTAGTTGCATTAAGTAATTGTTCTTCGGCTAATGCAAACGCCGGGGGCGTATATTTTACTGGGGTTTAATATGAACAAATTTATAAATTTTCACAAAGCTAAATATGGATTTGATATTCATTTTTGGTTGAAAAATTATAGAGTTATATTGGAATTTTATAACTTTAAAAAAATTAATGAAGAAAATAAAAAAGATTCTATGGGATATTGGTGGAAAACTGTTGGACAATATAATACAAGGAAATTATAATGAAAAAGTTTTCGGATTTTTTAAAAGAGAATTATTTTGGAGTTCCCGTAATTTCAGTAGAAAAGACTAAAGTTAACGCCAGTACAACTTCTTGTATTAATGAGATAAATAAGAACTTATCTCAAACTTTATCTGTAGGATTTACTGGGGTATTAGAAGGATTTAATAAAGCAAGAGAAACTTTAGAAAAATACGGAATTTTATTACCTCAAACAACTTTTAATGATAATATATTCGGAATTAAAATTATTCCAGTAAATCAATTTGGTAATGTTTCTGGAGCTAAATTAAATGGAGAAATTGATTCCCCTAATAAAGGAGAAAATAAATTATTTTTTAAATTTTTTTATATTAAGGGAAATGATGGGGTTTATAGATGTAATGGATTTTTAGGATATAATGATATTTGATAATTTAACTGAAGATAATTTTTTGTTGTATGCAGCTAAAAATTATCAATCTGTTTTTTATCTTCAACATGAATTTGAAGAAGATTTAAATAGAATAAAATATCTAAAAAGAATATTTAAAAAATATAAAATAGACAACAATTTAAAACTTCAATTAGCTTTAAATCATATAATATTATTAAATAATTCTTTTACTGCAGAACCCACCGTAAGAATATTATTTTTTAAAATTGAAGAAATATACTATCCAATTTTAAAAACTTTTTTTGTATATTTAAATATTATGCCAGATATAGTAAACGGAATAAACGGGAAAAATATTATTTCTTCTGATATAATGTTAGATATGCAAATAGTACAATTATTAAGAGAAATATAAAAATGAAAAAATTTAAAATTTTAAAAGAAGAATTAGAAAATAAAGAATTATTAGCAGAACAATTCTTTTTATTAGGCAGAGATATTGCCACAAAAATTCATTACTTTCATTTAACAACTTCAAGTTATGCTGAACATGTAGCCACTAATACTTTTTATACTGATATTATTCCATTAATAGATTCTTTTTCAGAATCTTATATTGGTAAATATGGAAAATTTGATGTTAAACCTCCTATTTTTGCTGGTATTAAATATTCAGATGCAATTAGCATGATTTCTGAATTTAATGATTGGATTAAAAATAATAGAAATTCAATTTGCGAAGATTCTGAAATTCAAAATATTATTGATGAAATAGTTTCTTTAAACGATTCAAGTTTATATAAATTGAAAGAGCTTCATTAATGGATGTTAAAAATATTTTAACAAAAGAAAAAATAAAATTAATTCTGTCTGGGAATTCAGAATATGAAGATTGGTATAATTCTTTTATTAAAATATTGCCTAGTTATGATATTAATACAGTTGAAAGAATTTCTATGTTTTTGGCGCAAACTTGTCATGAATCTTCTAATTATACAAAATTGGAAGAAAATCTTAATTATTCGTATCTTGGATTATTAAGAACCTTTAAAAAATATTTTTCTTCTGAAAAATCGGCCAAATTATATGAAAAGAAAAAAGAAAAAATCGCTAACAAAGTTTATGGTAATAGATATGGAAATGGAAATGAATTAAGTGGAGACGGTTATAAATTTAGAGGAAGAGGACCAATTCAAATTACCTTTAAAAATAATTACGAAGAATTTTCAAATTTTTTATTTGGCGATGATAGGGTAGTAAAAAACCCGGATTTAATATTAATAAACAAAGATGTTTGTGTTCATTCTGCTTGTTGGTTTTGGTATAAAAACAATTTAAATAATTCCGCAGATAAAAAGGATATTACTACTAATACTAAGATTATTAATGGTGGTAATAATGGACTAAAAGATAGAATTAAAAAATATAATCTTATAATTAATATTTTAAAAACGTGAAATATTTAATAGTTTTTTTATTTTTATTATTTTCTGGATGTTCTAATATAAAATATGATAATATTCAGTTTGATAGAACATTAGAATTAAAATTATTTGCAGATGAAATGGATCTTCAATGTTATAATAACGAGATTATAAAACAAAAAGTTATAGAATTAAAAGAGATTTCTGATTACCAATTTGAATATTCTAAATATAAAAATAATGACGAATTGTCTAATTCTTATTTAATAATTAAAGAAATGGTTAATTCTATGTATATTAGATATAAAAAAGAAAATCCTTCTGAATTATATTGTAGAAATAAGTTAAAAATGATTTCTCATTCGTTGGAAATAATATTAAAAGAAATAGGAAATTTTTAATGTTAAAATTTAAAGATTTTTTAAGAGAAGATGGAGTAACAGGAATTGCTGGACCTGCTAATCAAACTGCAGGAGTTGCTGGATTAAAGGCAGATGTTCCTGGTCCTTCCCATTTATTAATGACAGTTAGAAGAATTATAAAAAAGAAAAAAGATGCTAAAAATTGAATTATCAGAATTAAATAAACAAGAATTATTAGATCAATATAATGATTTAACTAAATTATTTAATTTAAAAGAAATTTCTGAAGAAGAATATAATGAATTATTATTTGATTTATTTAAAGTTAATGATATAAATAATAATATGAATAAAATAGAAAAACAAAAAATAATCAGAGATATTATTAATGGATTAGTTACTATATCTCAGACAACCCCATTTTTATAAGAGGAAAATAAATGTCATATTTTAGAACTGTTTTATCATGGTTACTTCCAAAATTTGGAATTTTAGGAAGAGCATTATTAGCTTTATTTGAAGAAGTTATTAATAAAGAATTAAATTTAATTCTTCCTATTGCAATGGAAGAAATTAAGAAATTAATGGATAATAAAGATTTAAAAGGAAAAGAAAAATTTAGTATAGTAGTTGATAGGGTTAAAAATAGAATAATTGAGGGACAAATTCCTTTATTAGAAGACACTATGAACGCTAATATTAATAGAGCAACTGAGATTGGATATGCTTATTTAAAATCTATTGAAACCAAAAATTTAAAATAATAATGTAAGGGAGTAATAGTGTCAGAAAATTCATTGCATCCTTTTTTTTATAAGTTGGAAACTCAAGTAGAATTAAATAAAAAGGATATTATTAACATAACCATTTTATTAGACAAAATGGAAAAATTAATAGATAAAATGGTTAAACAACAAGAAAATATGATAGATAAGGTGTATGAAGAAATGTCTGATTATAAAATTCGTAATGATATTGATATAAAAGAATTAAATAAAAGAATTAATAGTATGAATCAAGATTTATTAAATAGAATTGAAAGATCAGAAGGGAAACTTATGAATGAAATGAACAAAATTTCCAGAATGATGGATGATCATATTAAAGATTCTTATAAAAAAGATCCTGAACAAGCTAAAATTAATAAATATTTTTATATGATTTTGGGCGGCGGGGTTTTTGCTGCTTGGGTATTAGGAAAAATTTTACCAGAAATTTTTCAATTCTTTAAACATTAAAATAGTTGACAAGGATGAATTAATGTGATATAATAATAATATGGAGGTAGAAGATGAGTTTTTACGTGGACTTAAAATATTTAAATATTTTAAGTATAAAATTAGATAATTTCAAACAAAAAAATCATGATCTTTGGAATTGTAGATGTCCTGTTTGTGGAGATTCTAAACATTCAAAATTAAAATCTAGAGGATATTTTTTTAGAAATGGAGATGCTTTAGTTTATAAATGTCATAATTGTGGATATATTTCTAATATTTATGGAATGTTAGAACAATTTTATCCTTCATATATCTCCGAATATTTAATGGAAATTTATTTTGAAAAACATAATAATTCAATTAAACAAAAAAAAGAAGAAGTTAAATTAAAAAATACTATTCCAAGTTTTAAAGAAAAATTAAATCTTCCTTCCATTTCTTCTTTAAATGAAAATCATTTTGCTAAAAAATATGTAATTAATAGAAAAATTCCTTCTAAATATCATTCTAATTTATATTATTCAGAAAATTTTAAAAGTTTTTTGGACAAATGGCATCCAGAACATAATAAGAAAATTATTAATAATGATGTCAGACTAGTAATTCCGTTTTTTGACAAAAACAATAAAATATTCATGATTCAAGGAAGGACATTAAATGATTCTAAGATTAAATACATTTCTTTAAAGTTGGACAAAGAAATTCCTAAAATATTTGGAATTAATTCTGTAGATGAAAGCAAAGACATTTATGTTGTAGAAGGGCCAATTGATTCTTTATTTTTAGATAATTGTATTGCAACCGCAGATTCTTCATTAATTATAGTTGAAAAATATTTTAACAAAGATAATTTGATTTTAATATGGGATAATGAGCCAAGAAATATAGAAATAGTAAATGATATACAAAAAGGAATAAATTTAGGATTTAGGGTTGTTATTTGGCCAAAATATTTCAAATATAAGGATATTAATGAAGCTGTTATGAATGGAGTTAAAAATATTAATAGTATAATAAATGCTAATATTTTTAAAGAATTGAATGCACAATTAGAATTTGATAATTGGAGAAGAATATGAAAGACTAAATAGTTCCGTATATTAAATTAGAATTTACTGCGATAGATAAAAAATATACCTTTTAGAAAAATAAAATATATTAATAAATTTAAAATTCTTATTAATTAAGAACTGATAAATCTTTTAATATGGTTACAAAAAAATATGTTTATTTATTTTAAATAAAAATGAATAATTTAATAATGAGGTTATATCCGACCACAAAAATTTTGATTTTAGATATTATATAGATTAAAAATATTAATTATATTAATGTTTATATTTTTAATTGGTCTAGATGAGACATAACATTGTATAATAATTCAAAATAAAGAATAAATTATTAACAATATTACCAAAGTAAAATAATCTTTAATTATTGTATAGGAACATGTTATTTAAGTTATGTGTTTTTGATAAAATGTGTAATTTTTCAGAAAGGCCGAGTTATATAATGGTTAATATTCCAAGGCGGTTTATTCTGAAAAGGATAAGAACAAGTTATTTTTAGTGGAATAAAAAAATATAAAGTTAAAAAAACCTATTAATTGTAGAGAAATTACAATAATTTTTAAATATTAAAAAGGAAAAATATATGAAAACTATTTTAGATAATTATTCTTTATTTGTAGAAAATGTTACATCTAATCATTCTAATAATTTTGAAGATTTTGTTCAAAGACTTCAAGAATTGAATAATACAGGAATTAATATTCCTTTATTAATTACTTCTGCCATTGGATTAGGATCTGAAACCGGAGAATTTCAAGAGATCGTTAAGAAAATTCTTTTTCAGGGTAAAGAATTAAGCGAAGATAATGTTTATCATATGCATCGTGAGCTTTCTGATATTTGCTGGTATTGGGTAAATGGTTGTAGAGCATTGAATATTAATCCAAATAGAATTATTGAAATGAATGTAGAAAAACTTGAAGCTAGATATCCGGGAGGAACTTTTGATGTATATTATTCTGAAAATAGAAAGGAAAATGATATTTAAGTATGAACAATGCAATTGTAACTTGTGCTTGGGGAGAACTTCCTGATTATTGGTATAATATAGTTCTCCCGAGATTTAAATTTATTTCTAATAAATGGAATGTTAATTTCCATATTATCGATACAGAATTAGAAAATATCAATAATAAAATGTATAATAAAATACAAATAGGAGAAGTTTGTAAACAATACGACAGAATTTTTTATATAGACAATGATTGTGTAATTTCTAGAGATACTCCCAATATTTTTGAAACTTTCAAAAAAGGTAAATTTTACGGGGTATTAGATTCCACTATTCATGATACAGATTGTCAAAATAGAATTAGCGAAATTAAATATTCTCAAGAAAAATTTGGAAATATTAATTGGAATGTTGGATATTATAATGCAGGAATATTTTTGTGTGATAAAGAACATTCTAAAATATGGGAAAATTTTGTTTTTGTAAATTTTATTCATACAGATCAAACTTGGATAAATTATTTTCTTAGAAAATATAAATTTGATCATGAAGCAATTTCTAAAAAATATAATTCTATGGGAATTAATACAATTAAGAATGATAGTAAAGAAATATTATATGGAGCTATAGACCTACCAGAAAGAATTTGTAAAGCTGTATACATCGCTCATGCTGCAGGAGTTCCTAATTTTTTAAAAAATTATTATATAGAAAAATTTGATGAGGCAATGAAATGAAATATTTTTATCAAGGAGTAGAGTATTTAAAGCAAGGGAATAATGACAAAGCTATAGAAAATTTTTTATTAAGCATAGATAATAAAGAAAATAATTTAGAATTATCTTATAATGCTATTGGAATGATATATTTAAATTTAAATATAAAAAGTTTAGCTAAAAAATATTTTGAAAAAGCGTTAGAAATAGATCCCAATAATAAAACTTTTAAACAAAATTTATATTTAACTGATGATTCTTTATATAATGAAGATTATATTTTGCTACAAGAAAAAGAAAATAATCATGAAATAGAGGATGCTTTTATTTTAGCGACTAATATTTATATTAAAACTCATTCTGAAGAAATGTTATTTAAAATTGGATATTATAATATAAGATTAGGAAGATTTAAAGAAGCTGAAAAGATTTTTAATTGTTTATATAACGAATATTCTAATGATAAAAAGTATATAGTAAATTTGATTACTTCTTTATTTTATCAAAAAAAATATGATAAAGGTAAAGAATTGTTGTTGGAATTAGAAAAACAATTTGATTTATATAATTTAGTGGAATCTAATGAAGTTGCGTTATATAATACTTTTTGTTTTCTAAAATCTATTTATAATTTTGTTGAAGGAAAATATGAAGAAAGTTTTCCTATTAATGGATATGAAACTTATTTTTTTAGCAAAGAAATTATTAAAAATACTAGTGTGTTAACTGAATTTCCTCTTTATAAACGAGAAGGAATTTTGGTATTAGGACAATGGGGGATTGGCGATAATATTAATTTTTTAAGATTCATTCCCTTATTAAAAAAGTATTATAAGAAAATATATTTTTATGGAAGAGACGAACTCCATTCTTTAATTAATGTTGTGGACAAAGATATTATTTGTATAAAAAAAGAAGATTATTCTTATAGTGGATGTTATCAAGATTATATTCCATTAATACATATTCCATTTCTATTAAAATTAAAAGAAAAAGATTATAAATTAAAAACTTCTTTATTTAAAATTGAAAGCACTAATTCTAAAAAAGAATTATTTAAATTTAAAATTGGAATATGTTGGTTTGGTGGAAAAGATCATGAATTAGATAGGATTCGTTCTATTCCTAAAAATAAATTATATAAGTTAAAAAAAATCTTTAATAAATATGATAATATAGAATTTGTATCTCTTGGAAAAGGATATAGAGAAAAAGAATGCAAAATATTAGGAATAAAAAATGTATTAGAAAATGTTGAGAATTATTTAGATACCGCTAATATAATTAATGAATTAGATTTAGTAATATCAGTTGATACTTCAATTATTCATTTAGCAGGTTCTTTATTTAAAGAAAGTTTATTATTGTTAAGTGAAGCAAATGATTTTAGATGGAAAAATGATTCAGATTCTAATTTATGGTATCCAACGGTAAAAATATTAAAACAAAAAGAATTTAATAATTGGGAAAGTGTTTTTGAAAAGATAGATAAATATTTAAACGACAATTATAAAAATTAAAGGGCAAAAATGGAATTAGATTATAACAGAGATAAATTATTTGATGAGTTAGGGTTGAAAAGATTAAAAGAATCTTATATGAGAGAAGATGAAAATTCTCCACAAGAAAGATTTGCATATGTTTCTAAAAAATTTTCTTCTAATGAAGAACATGCAAAACGATTATACGAATATTCTTCGAAACATTGGTTAAGTTATTCGACTCCAATTTTATCTTATGGAAAATCTAAACATTCTCTTCCTGTAAGTTGTTATTTATCGTATATGGATGATTCTTCTGCAGGATTAGTAGATACTTTATCTGAAGTTAATACTTTATCTATGTTAGGAGGGGGAGTTGGTATAGGAGTTGGGATTCGTTCTGCTGACGATAAATCTGTCGGAATCATGCCTCATATGAAAATCTATGATGCTTCTTCGATGGCTTATAGACAAGGTAAAAGTCGTAGAGGTAGTTATGCGGCATATTTAAAAATAACTCATCCAGATGTTTTGATGTTTTTGGATATGAGGAAACCTACAGGAGATCCTAATATAAAATGTTTGAATATGCATCATGGAATTATATTAACAGATCAATTTATGAATTTGATTGAAAAATGTATGATAGATTCTGAAACTGATGATACTTGGAATTTATATGATGATCATGATCCTCTTAAAATTAAAGATTCAGTTTCTGCTAAAGAACTTTGGCAAAGAATTTTAGAATTAAGAATGCAGACAGGAGAGCCTTACATTTTATTTATTGACACTGCTAATAAAAATAATTTGCCAGAATTTCAAAAAAATATGGGGTTAGAAATTAAACAAAGTAATATATGTTGTGAAGTGTTACTCCCAACTGATAAAGATAGAACTGCTGTATGTTGTTTATCTTCTTTAAATTTAAGATATTATGATGAATGGAAAGATAATTATCAATTTTACAAAGACATAGCAGAAATGCTTGATAATGTATTAACAGTTTTTATAAATGATGCTCCAGAAGCAATTTCTAGAGCTAAATATTCTGCAATGAGAGAAAGGGCAGTTGGAATTGGAGCATTAGGATTTCACACGTATTTACAACAAAATAAAATTCCTTTTGAATCGGCATTAGCAAAATCTAGGAACATAATGATATTTAAAAATATCAGAACTAATTTAGATAAAGTTAATCAAGAATTAGGAAAAGAAAGAGGAAATTGTCCTGATTATGAAGAAGGAGAGAATAATAAAGTTGAATATAAAAGATTTAGTAAATTAATGGCAATTGCCCCTAATGCTTCTACTTCTATTATTATGGGAAACATTTCTCCTTCTATAGAACCAATTAGAGCAAATGCATATAGACAAGATACTATGTCAGGTTTCTATCTTAATAAAAATCCTGTTTTAGATACTTTAATTAAAGAAAAATGTGAAGAAAATTCTGATTTAAATTATGATAATATTTGGGGAGATATTGTAATTAATGATGGTTCTATTCAACATTTAGATATCTTTACTAAAGACGAAAAAGATATTTTTAAAACTGCAATGGAATTAGATCAAAGATGGATTGTTGAACTGGCAAGCGATAGACAAAAATATATTGATCAAACACAGTCTATTAATTTATTTTTTAGACCTAATGTAAATATTAAATATCTTCATGCGGTTCATTTTATGGCTTGGAAATACGAAATTCCTACTTTATATTATTGCAGATCTGATAGTTTAAAAAAATCCGACAAAATTTCTAAACAAATAGAAAGAGAAATTATAGAAGAGATTAATATGGAAGATATTATTAATAATGAAGTTTGTTTGGCATGTGAAGGATAATATATGACTAAAAAATTAAAATTAACAGATAAAAGATTATCTTTTAAGCCGTTTAGTTACCAGTGGTGTTATGAATATTGGTTATCTCATGAACAAATGCATTGGATTCATACTGAGGTTGAATTAATTCAAGACATTAAAGATTGGCAAAATATTCTAACAAAAGAAGAAAAATATTTTTTAACTAATATTTTTAGATTTTTTACACAGCAAGATATTGATGTTGCTGGGGCATATGTTAATAATTATCTTCCTATATTTCCTCAGCCGGAAGTTAGAATGATGTTATTAGGATTTGCTGCTAGAGAAAGTACTCATATAGCAGGATATGCACATTTAATAGAAACTTTGGGAATGCCAGAAACTATATATGATGAATTTCTTAAATACGAAGAAATGAAAAATAAACACGATTATATAGAATCTTTTGTGGGTTCAAATGAATATGACATTGCACAACAAATTGCTTTATTTTCTGCTTTTACTGAAGGAATGCAACTATTTTCGTCTTTTGTTATGTTATTAAATTTTCCTAGATTTGGAAAAATGAAAGGTATGGGACAAATTATTTCTTGGTCTATTTTAGATGAAATGGTTCACTGTGAAGGAATGATTAAATTATTCAGAGTCTTTATTGAAGAAAATAGGCATATTTGGAAAGATGAATTAAAATCAAAATTATATTCCATTGCAGAAAAAATGGTAGAATTAGAAGATGCTTTTATCGATATTTGTTATTCTATGGGAGGAGCAGAAGGATTAGGAAAAGAAGAGTTAAAAAAATATATAAGATATATTTGTGACAGAAGATTAATTTCTATGGGATTGAAAGGTATTTTTAAAGTTAAAAAGAATCCTTTACCATGGGTTGATGAAATGGTTTCTGCTCCTCAACATACAAATTTTTTCGAAAATAGAGCCTCTGCATATTCTAAAGGGGCTTTATCTGGTAATTGGGGAGAAGTTTGGGCATAAACATTAAATCAAAATAATATGACAATACCTTACACATATATTTTAAAACACATTCCGACAAATTTGTTTTATTATGGGGTCAGATATGCACAAGGGTGTTCGCCCTTAGATTTTTTTGTAACTTATTTCACCTCATCAAAAAAAATAAAACGCCTTATAGAAGAATTTGGAGAAAATTCTTTTTCTTATGAAATACGAAAAACATTTAAAAGTGCAGAATTAGCTAGAAATTGGGAATGTAAAGTTTTGAGAAGAATGAATGCCGTAATAAGAAACGATTTTTTAAATTCGCACGATTCTTATGGGCCTCCTGTTATGAAAGGAGAAACTCATCCTTTATATAATACAGGACATTCAGAAGAAACTAAACAAAAAATGAGAAAACCTCATAAAAAGTTATCAGAAAAAACAAGAATGAAAATGTCAGAATCCAGAAAAGGAGATAAAAATCCTTGTTATGGTAAAATGGGGGAAGCTCATCCAGCTTTTGGGCATAAAAAATCTGACGAATTTAAAGAAAGTGCAAGAAAAAGATTATTAGAAAATAATCACATGAAATCACCAGAAGCTTTACAAAAGGCTAGAAATGAAAATAGAAAATATAAATGGTGGAATAATGGAGATATTAATATAAGAAGTAAAGAATGTCCAACTGAAGGTGGTTGGATAAGAGGAAGAATAATGCTAAACAACAATTTTAAAACTAAAAGTTTTAACGCTAAAGACACTATTTGGTGGAATAATGGGATTAATCAAAAAAGAAGTAAAACTTGTCCGGGCAAAGAATGGATAAAAGGAAGATTAAATTATAAAAGAAATATAAAAGAATAATTACATGACAAATTCTAAAGTAATTTTATCAGGAGGATTTTCTCCTTGTCATTCTGGGCATGTTAAAATGATTCAGAATGCTTCTTTTCATGGAGATGTTATTATTTTATTAAATTCTGATGAATGGGTTAAAAATAAAAGAGGACATCATTTTATTGATTTTGAAGATAGGAAAAGTGTTCTACCCCAATTTAAAGGGGTTGAAGATGTATTAAGTTTTGAAGATGATGAATACGGATCGGCGTTAAACGGACTTAAAAAAGTAAGAGAAATTTATAATAAAAATGAATATAAATTATTTTTCGGTAATGGCGGCGACAAAGATGAAAATTCTACTCCTACAATTGAACAAAAATTTTGTGAAGAAAATGATATAGAATTAATATGGGAATTAGGAGGAGATAAACCCCAATCTTCATCTTGGATATTAAATAGATATAGAGATCATCTTTTTGAAATCTCCGAAAGAAATTGGGGAAAATATTATGTTTTATATAATGATTGTAATAAAAAGATTAAAATTTTGGAAGTAAATCCTAATTCTTTTTTGTCTTTACAATCTCATAGATACAGATCTGAAAATTGGTTTGTTATAGAAGGATTGGCTAATGTAGAATTAGGAAACACTAAATATGTTTTATCTACTTCAGAATCTATTTTCATTCCTAAAGGGGTTAAACACAGATTAAGTAATAATACAGATAAAATTTTGAAAATTGTGGAGGTTCAATTAGGAAGTTATGTTGGAGAGGACGATATTATTCGATATTAAAGATTTTTATATAAAGAGGAAATATGGATAAAAATTCGGTAGTAAATTTAATCACTTTTGTAAATTCTAGTATTAGATACGATTCTATTACAATTAATGAATTATATGATAAATGGGATTTTAATATTGGAAAATATAAAGAAGGAGATTGTTTAATTAAATCTTTAGAATATAAAGATGTTATTAATTGGCAAGATGTTGATGGAGATAAAGACAAAGATGAAAATGTGGAATATCTTACATATTCCACTATAAATAATTTGGTAAAATATAATTCAACAGGATTTGTTTTTATTGAAGATCAATTAGGAAATAAATTAACTCTTCCATTAGGAACAGAAGTTAAAGGAAGGAAAGAATTTCTTTTAGTAGAAAATTTAGAAATTGGAAATGAAATTTTAGTATCTAATAAAAGAAACGAAGAATTATATTCTAGTTTAGTAAAAGTAGAAATAACTTTTAATTCTGATTATGAAGGATATAAATTACTAGTAAAAAATAATAAGTACTTTAGTAATAATATTTTAATCAAAGTCTAATATAGTTATATATGTAATTATAAGAATTTAGGCGTCTGAAACTAAAAGAAGATATAAATTGTAATATAAAATAATAAAAATAGGATAAAATAATAACAATGGAAAAATTAACAACGATTTTAATTACTTGTCCGGAATGCGATTCTCAATTTTATTTAAAATTTGATAAAGATTTAGTGGCAGAACATTATGATTTACTATGTCCTTTTTGTGGAGAAATTGTATATGAAGATGTAAGATATGACGAAGAAGATATGGAAGATTCTTCTAATGATGATTGGTAATGAATGGATTTATAATAATGAAATTATAGAAATTCCAAAAGAAAATTTTATAGGATTTGTGTATGAAATTACAAATCTTATAAATTATAAGAAATATATAGGAAAGAAACTTTTCTTTTTTAAAAAAACTAAGATTATAAAAAAGAAGAAAAAGAGATTTTTAGTAGAATCTGATTGGAAAGATTATTATGGTTCTAATGATATTCTATTAAAGGATGTAGAAATATTAGGGAAAGAAAATTTTAAAAGAGAAATATTAGTTTTTTGTAGAACTTCTGGAGAGATGACTTATTGGGAAAATAAACTTCAATTTGAAAAAGATGTATTATTAGATGATGAGTATTATAATAATTGGATAATGTGTAAAATTAAAAAATCTCATATAAAACAGTTAAGAGAAGAATATGTTAGAAAATAATAAATTTAATATGGAAGAAATAGATTTTTTATATTTTGGTAAATTTATTTCTAAAGACAAAGAATTAATGGATTTTGTAAATGGGGGGATTTATAAAGAAAAAGGAGAGAATCTAAGAAAATCTAAAATGGGTTATTGTTATCATATTTTTTTGTTAAAACATGGTAAGTTAGATACTTTTGAAGCTATTTTAAGTGACCCCATGATTTATATAGATGGATTGTTAAATTCTGGTTTTGCTGGTATTATTTGCAGAAAAACTACTACTTCATATAAAGTAATGGAAAAAATTAAACATACTATTGGAAATTTGGTTGGAAAATCATTAAAAGACATTAAAGAGATTGTTTATGCTAACACTTAATAAATATGAATTAAAACAAATATTAGTTAATGAAGTGAAAACTATAGTTTTTACTAAAGTTAATGGAGAAGAAAGACAAATGGAATGCACTTTAATTTCTTCTTACTTTCCAGAAATTAAAAAAGAACCTGAATTATTATTAGAAAATAAAAAAGAAAATGATAATTTAATCATAGTTTGGTCAATTAAAGATAATGGATGGAGATCTATTAAATTAGATTCTATTAAAGAAATTAAATAATATGAAGAAAAAATCTAAACCTAGAATCAAAAATACTAATGAATTATATTTTGGGGATGAACCATTATTAGAAAATAATGATAATTTTTCTTTAGTTAAATGTTTAAATTGGTATTCTAATAATATAGATTATCCTACCGCAAAAAATTATACTTTAAAATTTATTAAAAATTCTGATAAATATACAAAACAAGATTTATCTAAAATATCTTCAATTTCAGATAAATATTTTTCTACTCTCGGATACGTTTGTAGAATAAAAGAAAGAAATGATATTTTATCAGATTCTCAGAATGAATGGGTTAATAATAAAATAAAAACTCTTATTAGAAATCATTCCAAACAAGAAATAATTCCTATAATTAAAAAAAATGAAAAATATAATATTGTTGATGAATATATAGGAGATATTGATGAACAAATAGAAAAATTTATTAAAACTAAATCTCATTCCTTTAATTGTTACGAATATTATCTTACTAAAAATATTAAACCTTCTTATATTAAAGAAATTAATTATTATGTTCAAAAATATTTAGATGAAGTCGGTTTGGTAATTACCAAACAAGATGAACAATTAAATGAAGCATATTCTCATTATAAAAAGAAAGAATTGTTAAATTATCAAAATTTTTTAATTGCTATTATAAATGATGGTAATAGAATATTAGAAAATAATAAAAAAGAAAAAAAGCCAAGAAAAAAACGTAAAATTTCAGCAGATAAAAAAGTTTCTAAATTGAAATATTTAAAAGAATATAATGAATTAAAATTGAAGAGTATTATTCCTATTAATATCATAGGGGCTAATATATTAATTGTATATGATATTAAATATAAAAAATTAGGAATTTATTACTCTAAAGATATGAATGGATTTGATGTTAAGGGGACTACCTTATTGAATATAAACGAAGATATTTCTAAATCAAAAACTATAAGAAAACCAGAAGAATTTTTAATGGAAGCTAGTAAAATTACAAAAACTTCTGTTAAGAAATTTTTTGAAAATATAAAAACTAAAGAGTTTTTATTAACTGGGCGCATTAACGAAAATATTATTTTATTGAAGACGTTTAGATGAATGGGATGATGTTAATAGATTTTTCTCAATTAGTTTATTCTGCTTTGCATTCTTATGCTGCAACTAATAAAGGAATGGAAGATAAAGATGTTATATATGTTATTATAAATTGTTTGTATAACGTGAATAAAAAGTTTAAAAATGAATATGGAGAAATTGTAGTTTGTTTTGATTCTAAAAAATATTGGAGAAGAGAATTTTTTCCTTATTATAAAAGCGGAAGAAAATCTGCAAGAGAATCTTCTAAATTAAATTGGAGTTTAGTGTTTAAAGTATTAAACTATTTTAAAGAAGATTTAAAAGAAAATTTTCATTATAAATTTTTAGAAATTGACGGAGCAGAATCAGATGATATTATTGCAGTATTAACTAAAAAATATCATATTCATAAAAATATATTAATTGTTTCTGGAGATAAAGATTTTTTTCAACTCCATATATATCCTAACGTAAGACAATATTCCCCTATTACAGGAACGTTTTTAAAATCCCAGAATCCTTTTAGAGATTTAAAAGAAAAAATTATCAGAGGAGAATCTGCTGGAGGAGATGCTATTCCTTCAATATTATCAGAAGATAATGTTTTTATTATTAAGAAAAGACAATCTCCTTTAACAGAATCAAAATTTAATTTTTTTATAGAAAATGAACCGGAAAAATACGAATCGGATATTTATACAAGATTTTTGAGAAATCAAACATTAATAGATTTTGATTATATAAAAGAAGATATTATAAAAAATATAATAAACGAATATGATAATTATGTAATTAAAGGAAATAAATCGAAGATATATAAATATTTAGCAAAAAAACAATTTGTAGAGTTATTAGAAATTATACCAGAATTATAGGAGAATTACATGATCATTAACGCATATGAAATTTTTGAACAGTTTGAGTTGGCAGATACAATAGAAAGAAAAAAAGAAGTTTTAATTAAAAATGGTTCCCATTGGTTTAAGTATATATTAAAATGCGCTTTTGATCCTTCTATTGAATTTTATGTAAAAGAATTTCCTTCAGATTATATTGTTCCTAACACGGTTCCTGGTATTAGAGATGGGGGATTAGAAAGCGAATGGAGAAGGTTATATTTGTTTATGAAAGGAAATGAAACTTCCGATGCATTAACAGAACAAAAAAGAAATGTTCTGTTATTACAATTTTTAGAAGGAATGGAACCAAAGGATGCGGTAATTACTATTAATATGATGAAGAAAGATTTTGGGATTAAAGGATTAACTAAAGAATTAGTATTAGAAGTTTTTCCCGGATTATTTTAACACTTGACAATGTTGTGGAGATTTGATATACTGAACGTGTTAATATAAATTTTTATCATTTTAAATGATTATGGATTTGCCTTAATATTGAAGGAAAATTACAAGAATATGTAATTATTATTTTTAGTATAGGATCTTATGGAATTTTAAATATTAAATCTTTTTTCGTTATGAGATTATTGGTATAGTAGAATATTTGAATTTTATTAGTCTAATCCCCAAATTAGAATTTTAAATAAAATGAATGTCTTAAATTTAAAAAAAGTTTATGTTTGGAAAGGGTTGACAATGAACGGAACTTTGGTTAACATAAACGAAGGAGGAATGAATTTAGAATTTTCTACAGAAGAAGATTCTTTAGAAATATACAAAGATTATATCTTGAAAGTTCCTGTTAATTATGAAATTGAAGATGTAGTATTATTAACAATTTTTAAAAAAGAAAATTAAAATGACAGGTTATAATTGGGTTGCGTGTTCAAATGATAATTTTTATAGTACAGGATTTGAAGCTACTAATTCAAAAGGAAAAGTAGTTTCGGGTTTTTTTATTTAAAAATGCTACTATTAGATTTTAATTAATAAAAGAGGTAAAATAATAAAATGTCTCAACGCGGTAAAAAGAATTTTAGTTACTATGAAGATGAATTTGATGTTATCAGAAATTCTAAGAAAGCTAAAAAATATAACGAAGAAAAAAAAGATCATAAAAAAATGACTAACAAATATTTTTATTTAGATGAAATTGATAAATATAAAGAAGAAAACGATTTAAATTATTAATTTCGGAGAATGTTATAATATGAACTTCATTCAGGAAGATATACGTTAAATTCTAAAATATTAAATGCAAATTTTCAATTTGATAGCTGTTGTTTATGAATATTAAAAGTCGAAAGTGTGGAATTAGATGGTAGAATTTTTCATATTTTCTCAATTGGTAGATTAAAAAAATTACAACAAGAATTGAAAAAAAAAAAAAACAATTAAAAAATTGAATAACATGAATGACTATGAAAATGTAATATCCATTCAGGATAAAATCAACATTATTGATGAAAAGTCATCACAATATTATTTTAGATAATTAAGAGGAAATAATGAAAACAATTAAATATCCTTCTATTGAACAATTTAAAAATGTAATTTCTTTAGTTTCTCAAAGAATAAATTATTTAGGGAAAGATGAAAACGGCAAAGCTATTTATGGAAATTTTGTTCTTCCGACCTTAAAATTTACCGGAACTGTAAAGATCCACGGATCAAACGGAGGAATTAGATTTTCAAAAGAAGAAGGAAAAATTGTTCCGCAATCTAGAGAAAGAGATTTATCTATTCTTTCTGATAATATGGGATTTTACGTGTTTGTATATGAAAGGGAACAATTGTTTCAAGATATTATTAATGATTTAATTGGTGATAATGATACTGTGGTTATTTATGGAGAATGGGCAGGAAAAGGTGTGCAGAGTAAAGTGGCAATTTCCCAATTAGAAAAATTCTTTACTATTTTTGGAATTAAATTTATTAAAGATGGAGAAGAATATTGGGAAGATATATCTATTTTTGATAAATATATTCCTCAATTAAATGAAGTAAGAACTTATTTAATTAATCAATTTAAAACTTTTGAAGTAGAAATTGATTTTAATTCTCCTAAAGAAATTCAAAATGAATTAGTACGATTGGTTGAAGAAGTAGAAAATGAATGCCCAGTTGGAAAATATTTTGGAGTGGTCGGAACCGGAGAAGGAATAGTTTTCTCTTGTGATCACGAAAAATTAGGGCATCTTAAATTTAAATGTAAAGGAGAGAAACATTCTAATTCAAAGGTTAAAACTATTGCTCCTATTGACGAAGAATCTTATAGATTAGCAAAAGATTTTGCTGAAAATTATGTTACGGAAGCTAGATTAGAGCAAGGAATTTTTGTAATGAAAAATGAAATGCTTCTTGAACCTATTGATAAAAACGTCGGAATTTTTATTAAATGGGTGATAGGGGATGTAATAAAGGAAGAGCAAAATTCAATTATTGAAAATAAACTAGATCCAAAAAAGATTTCTAAAGAAATATCTAATATTGCCAGAAAATGGTATTTTGAAAAAATTTTATAGAGGAATTATTATGAACAAAAAAAGAACTAACTAAAATGTTAGGACAAATTGATAAGATGAAAGTGAAAAATAAAGAGGAATTGATAAAAATTGAGCTAGAAATTGATAATTTAACAACAGAAAGAGAAAAATTAATAGATAAAGATTGTTATTTATCAGCTTGTGTTGAAAATTTGGAATTTTTATTGGAAGATGCAAATGAATAAAGAATCTATTAAAATGTTTTTTAGAATATTATTTAATCCTTCTTGTTGGAAAAGATTATATCCTTATTCTAAAGAATGGGATAAAAAATTAAACGATTTTTTGGATACTAATCCTAAAATATTAAATTTAGATAAATACTCTGTTCATTTTGAAGGGGATGTTTTTATTTGGATTGCTAATTTTCCTTATGCGTATGGAAACGAATTAAATTTTGAAATTAGCAAATTTAACAATTCTGGAATGAATAATAACAAAAAGATTTTGTTTACTCTTATAAAAAGACCTACTGTTATTCCATCAAGAAAAACAGTTTTTAGATTATATGATTATATTAAAACATATAATTTCAAATTTTATTCAGCCGAAGAAGGATATTCTTTTGGAAATGAAATGATCAAATCAGGAAAAATGTCTATCGTTGAATTAGAAGAATATATGAAAAGTTTTAACGAAGAATATCAAGAAGGAATTAAACGTGCTATTTATGAGGCAATGATTAGAAAAAGTTAGATAAGGAATTTATTATGATTACTTCTGAAACTATTAAAAATTTTGTAGAATCTAATTCTAAATGGATTAAACGAAAAGAAACTTCTATTCCTGGGGTTTATGTACTTAAATATAATAATAAATGTTTTTATAAAAATCATTGGAATGAATATCTTGAAAATTGTAGGGGAGTAGTAGTCAACCAAAAGTACGATATTATTTCTAATCCTTTTCAAAAGATTTTTAATTATGGAATTGAATCCCATGCTCCAAGAATTTCTGGAAGCGAATATGTTTCCGCCATTAGAAAAGTTAATGGATTTATGTTAGCAGTTTCAGTGTATAATGGAGAATTAATTTATTCTACTACCGGATCAATTGATTCAGATTATGTTAAAATGGGCAAGGAAATGTTTGAAAAAACTTCTGATATAGATTATTTTAGATGGGCTTGCCAACAAAGCAAATCTACTGCCATGTTTGAAATAGTTCACAAAGAAGATCCTCATATTATTAAAGAAAAAGAAGGCGTTTATTTTCTAGGAAGTAGAAAAAATGAATGGGGAAGTAAATTAAATATGTATAGTGATTTTGAAGATAAGGAATATTGTTTTAAAGGAATTACTTATCCAGAAAGATTATTCCTTAAAATGGACGATTTAAAACAAAAAGTTAAAAACGTTAAGCATGAAGGATATGTAATTTATTGCAAAGACGGAAGAACTACTAAAATTAAATCTAAATATTATTTGATTTCTAAATTTTTTTCACGATGTAATAACACTGATAAATTATTTGATAGAACGGCTAAATCAAAATATGATGAAGAATTTTATCCTTTAATTGAAAAAATTCATGAAGATAAAGATAATTTTGCATTTTTATCTGAACAAGATAGATTAGAATATATTAGGAATTATTTAGAAAATTTATGAAAAATATTATTGAAAGAATTAATTTTGTTTAATTAAATTAGATTATTAGAATGGGGTTTAAGGAAATTTTGTTTCTGTTAAATTATTAAATACTTTTGGCGCTATTCAACTTGTATCACAAAAATTTTAAAAAAATTCTTTGTTGGTGAAGAAATTTGTTTGGAAAGAAAAAGAAATTGTTAAATGTTATACTAAATTAACCTATTATAACACTCAATCAAAATTATCAGAGGAACAATTAGAAGATAGAAAAAAAATGGAAATTCTGAAGCAATGGTGTTAGACAATAATTTTTGGTATAATTGTTGCCGAATTAAGGAGAACTATTTGTAATGGCCATTTATACTTTCGAAGATTATTTTTCTATTATAGACCCTTCAAAATTAAATGAAACTAATTACATAATTCATTTAAAAGGGTATAAATGTAAATGTTGTAACAATAGAGCAACTCATTTTATAGATATACTAGGACAAGGAATAAAACCGTTTTTTTATTTTAATAATAAAATTAATATACTAACCTTAGATCATATATTTCCAAAATCTAAAGGTGGAAGTGATAATATAAAAAATTTAGAAATATTGTACTATAATTGTAATAATATAAAAGGTAACAAGGTAAAAAAATCTTTAAAATATTATTACGATTTATCTCTAATATTAGATTTTCTAATGTCTACTGGAAAGACAAGTAAAAACTCTGTATTTTATGATAAGTTTAATAAATTAATTTGTAAGAGATATGAAGAATATGGAGAATATGATGTATCAGAGGAAGAATTTAGAAATTATTATTTTCCGGTTATAGCTTCTCATATTAAAAATTTAAAATTAAAATATATTAAGAAAATAGGATATTATGACTAAAAAATATATTAGTTCAGATCTTCATTTTTTCCACAAAAATATTCTAAAGTTTTGTCCTATTTCAAGACCTTTTTCTTCAATTGAAGAAATGAATGAAGTTATTGTAAAAAATATTAATGATAAAGTTAATTTTGATGATGTTTTTTATATTTTAGGAGATATTTCTTTTGGAAAACTTGATGAAACTATGGAGGTTTTAAATCAAATTAATTGTAATAATATTATTTTGATTAAAGGTAATCATGATAGGAAATTTTGTAATGAAAAAAGATTTAGGGATAGATTTAATAATATTTATCAAGATCATATAGAATGGTTTGGTGAGAAATATGTTCATATGTATCATTTTCCTATTTTAGCATGGGATAGAAAACATTATAAATCTTATCATCTTCATGGTCATATGCATTCAGTTAATTCTGAAATTCTAAATAATAGAAGTTTTGATGTTGGAATGGATGGAAATAATTGTAACGTTTGGGATATTAATGAAGTGTTGGGACTTATTGATAATAGAATGATTAAAAACGAAAAATAAGATTAATATTATTAATTTAAGACTTGCATTATTACAATATAATTATTAATGATGGATTATAAATTGGCTGTTATATTTGGAATTATTTTTCCTTTAACGATAGTTCTTCTAACAAAATTAAGGGAGAAATATTATGACAGCGAACAATTTTATTAGTATGCTACAACAATTAAATTCTAATGCAAAGAGAGTGTTTAAGATTTATCATAATGATTTTGTTGTTACAAAGCCTAAAGGAATTTTTTATGAAAAGGATAATAAATTTGTATTAACTATTGAACAGCTACTGAATAATATTAAAGGGTGAATATGAAAAAAATTATTTTGATCAGAGGGATTCCTGGGAGTGGTAAAAGCACCCTTGCATATGATTTAAAAGATTTTTTTATTTTAAGTTCCAAATATGGGAATAAAAGAGTTGAATTAGAAAATAAAGTGGAAGTATATGAGGCAGACCAATATTTTGAGGATGAAAATGGAAATTATAATTTCAATAAACACGAATTAAAAGATGCACATAAAAGTTGTCAAAGAAAAACTTGGGAATTTTTCAATTTTTACAATGAAGGAATTGTAATTGTTTCTAATACTTTTACTACTAAAAAAGAACTAATTCCTTATTTTGAAATTGCTAAAGAGTTTAATATTATTCCACAAGTTATTCTTTGCGAAGGTAATTATAAATCTATTCATAATGTCCCAAAAGAAACCATTGAAAGAATGAAAAAACGATTTGAATATGATATTTCTGATTTGTTTATTAAATATGATATAGACTAAATTATTATGAAATTCCCTTATATTAAAACAATTGATGACATTTATCCTTATGTTAAGGATAAAAAAGAAATTAAATTTTCCAAACAATCTAATGAAACAATTATCGGATGTTATAATTTTTCTGATTCAAAAACTTTTGATTCCGAATATGTATTAGAATGTAGAGGAATTGCCTTTGATGATAATGGAAATATCATTTCTCGCCCTATGGAAAAATTTTTTAATATAGGAGAAAAATATTCTGAAACTGTCGAAGAAGTGTTAAATGATAAAAAATTATCAACTATTTATAATAAATTAGATGGATCAATGATAGCTTCTTCTTATTATAAAGGAGAAGTATTATTTCGTTCTAAGAAATCTTTTACTTCTGAAGTGGTTAAATTATCAAATCAAATTATATCAAGAGATCAATTTAATTTTTGTAAAGTATTATCTAAAAATAATTTTACCGCAATTTTTGAATTAACTCATCCAAGTGCAAGAATTGTTGTAAAATATGAATTTCCTAAACTAACTTTACTTCATGTTAGGAATAATTTTACTGGAGAATATTTAAATAACGATTCATTTATATTAAATTTAATTGAAAAATATAATATAGAAAAAGTTAAACAATATTCTTTAGAAGAAATAAATAAAATAATTTCAAATAAAAATAATATTGTTAATATGGAAGGATTCGTTTTTGAATATGAAGATTTTCAAAAGAAAAAATTTAAACTTCCTTGGTATCTTCGTTATCATCATGCCATAACTTTTTTAAGAGAACGAGATATTGCATTATTAATTCTTAATGAAGAAGTGGATGATATAAAATCTATGTTGTCTGAAATAGATATAAAATTATCAGATATAGAAAAAATTGAAACAAAAATTAAAAACGACATTATTAGCATTTCAGATGAAATAGAAGAAATTTATAACGAATCTTATCATTTAGACCGTAAATTTTTTGCTATTAAATACAATTCTCATCCTTATTTTGGGATGTTAATGGCAAAATATTTAGGAAAAGAATTTGAAATTAAAGATTGGTATATTAAACATAAATTAAAAGAGTTATTTAGTTTGGAAGTATTAGGCTCTTCTATATCTAAAGAAATTTTAGATGAACAATAAGGAAATTATGGATTTAGAAATATATTTAATTATTGGAAGAATGATTATAATTACTATTTATTATTTAAATATAGTTTTAAAAATATAAATATTATAATCAATTAGGAAATTTTATGAAAACATACTCTCAATTATTAACAGAAATTTATAAACACGATAAAATAAAAAGTGTTCATATTTGGCACGGTTCGCAATATTTTAATGCTTGTGGAGCTGGATATGAACAAGTAGATGGAGAAATATTTGAAAATATTATTCATAATTGGAGTAAGATCAATGATAATGAGGATTTAGGAAAATCTGTTAATGAAATTCAAGAGCATCTTCATTCATATCATAAAAGTTCAGACGAAGATAGAAAGCATTTAGATAAATACCATAATTATTCTTCAAGAGAACTTAATAATAGATTAATGGATCATCATAAAAACGAGGAAAAAATTCCCAATAAAATTTTGGGACACGATATAAAGGGATTAGATAAAGCTATTTCTAAGAATAAGATAAATCATGATATGCATGTTTATTCTGGTATTTCTTTTAATCCTAAAGAAGAAATGAATTCTGAAGGAAAAGTTCATGTTCCTGGTTATTTATCAACTTCTATAAGTAAGAAAATTGCCGAACATTTTGCTGATAAAAATGAATTAGATGATGGTTCTAAACATATTCTTCATATACATCTTAAAAAAGGACAAAAAGGAACTTATGTAGGTAAAAATTCTTCATATGATGAATACGAATTTTTGATGCCTAGAGGACATATTTTAAAAATTAATAAAACCCCAGATGTTCATTTTAGCAATAAAGGTAAATTTCATGTTTGGCATGCAGAAATAGTTAAAAAATAATTTTAGGCTAGAAAATATTATGTTATTTATTCTGGTAAATTTAGATTTTGTGAAATAGGGTTGGATATTAATTTAGAAGATGATTGTTGATATAAATTAAAAATTGGAGATGTTGTATTAATTTAAAAGAACATTGGAAGGATTATGGAATTAGATATTTTGAAAAATAAGCTTGACAACTATTTTATATTTTGATATACTTTATCCATGAATACTAATATAAGAAATTTTGTTGCAAAATATTGTAATAGAATTAATAAACCAAAAATAGAAAAGTCTAAAAAAATCTATAATCGTAAAAAATTAAAAAATGTAAAATATGAAAAAGTGGATTGAAGTATATCCAGAATTTAAAAACTTTTTAAATCCGAATATTTTATAAATGAATATAATAAAGAGTATAAAAATTGTATGAATAACGAAAAAGATATTATAGAAAGAATTGACGAATTTAAAATATCTTCTTGGATAAATTTTTTGAGCGATATAGGAGACGGAGAATATGAAGCTTGTTATCAAATTTCGGATGAAACTTTATTAGAAGATTGTAAAAAAGAGATTTTACGACAGCGATATATCATAGATAATTTATTGAAAAATATTGGTGAATAATATGACTTTTATTAGACATGAAAGAAATGATTTTGTTGGAGATAATTTTTTAGAATATAAGTTGCCTATTAAAATATTAATGAGATATTTAGTAAAAAAGAAACAAACTCAATATTCCCCTATTAAGGAAATTTTATTATTAGAAGTTTCTCCTTCTAAAAATTATTTTAAGGCTAAATTTTTAAATAGTAAAGAAGAAGCTGATTGGTATCAATTAGAAGATTGGATTTTTCTTGAAGAACTTGGAGAATAAACATGTTTAATAAATTTTTAAAAGAATTGAATGAAACTTTAATGGTTATGGTAAGTATTATAGGGGTTCTAGTTTTGGTGTTTATGTTGGCTGGAATTTTTAATGAAATTAGTAAAAATTCTATTTCCGCCAATTTTGAAGATCAGACTATTTTTGAATTAAAATAAAAAAGATTTTTTATTATGAATAATAAAGTAATTTTAAATGAAACTCCCAAATATATTAAATTTGTTTGGTTGACCGGAAAATTAATGTTTTATTTTGGAATTGTTTTATTAGTATCTTTTATTTTTCATACTTTTACTTATCCTTATTTAACCTTTGCTATTGGAGGATGTTCTATTTTATTAGGAATTGTTTTAATTGGAATTGCTAAAATGCTAAATTGGTGGGAAACGGGAGGAGTATAAAATAACTAGAAAAACTAAGAAACAAATCAAAGAAGAGGAAGATTTACAAAGACAAAAAGATTGAGAAATTTTTGTCGAATTATTGTAAATAGTTGATAATATATTAAGTCAATGATAGAATTATTTTCAATTCTAAAATGAGGAAATAAATATGAATATTGAACGAAATAATCTAAAAGACTTTATTTTTAATACTAATGGTGGATTCTTTTCTGTATTATTTGAAAAGAAAGATAAATCTTTTAGAAAAATGAATTGTAGATTAGGAGTTAAAAAATATCTTAAATCAAATGGATCTTCTACCACTAGTCATATTCCTAAATATATTACTGTATATGATATGACAAAACGTTCTTATAGAAATATTAATCTTGAAACGATTCAAAAAATTAAATTTAATGGCAACGAATACAAAATAATTTAATAATGGCTACTAGATCAACTATTTTTATTATTAATGAAGACTAAACATTTTATTAATTTAACTAACGGAATTGAAGCTATTAAAGATTACTCATTAGAAGAATATTCTTTTATTAGAATTCAATCTTCTAAATGCGAAAGTAAGAAATGGGACGATATTATTCAAGAACTCGATTCAAATTTTTTGCTTAATTTAGCTCTTGGTAATAAATGTATAGTATACGATTTTTCTGCTAAACGAACTATTTCAAGGGCAATTTTTCAAGGAATTGAATTTATAAAATATGTTTTATATAAAAATTGGTTTAATGAAAAAATTGTTGTTTTCGTCAGAGGGAACAATTGTTCTGAATATTTTGATAAGGCTTACAAAAATTTAAGTAAAAATAGTAAAAACAAATTAAAATATTATAAAAAATTTTTAAATTGTAATAAATTAAATTTAGAAACAATTAGTAATAATACTTATATGGATGGGAAATACGAGTATTATTTTTCTATATTAAAAGAGATTAATAATGAATATCTTTAATGATAGAGACATATCCATAACTAAACTTTTTATTGAATATGCTCTCAATGGACAATATAGAAAGTATTTTAATAAATATTACATAACTTATTGTATTTCTGTTGCTAGAATATTTTCTAATTTTACAAAAGATAAAGCTATTATAATTTTCACTCTTTGAAGATAATTTTCTTACTAGAGAAGATATTTTTAAACAGTTTAGTCCTTCTGTTTCTTATTATGTATTCAGAATACACTAAAATTTCTGTACAATATGAAAAAATTTATAAGAAAAAGTTTCTAATAGAAAGAAATAAACATTTAGTTGATACTGTTCATTATTCTACTATTTATGAAGGTTCTAAATTAATAAAAACCGGGGATATTCTACATAATCCGACTTCTACATTTAAATATGATAAGAGTTTTGTAAAAGTTTATATTAAAGAATGTATTGATATTACAAAATCTTTAGGTGCTAAATGCTATTATCAAAAATTGTAGATATTGTCGGTAATAATCTAATAGAAAACTTCATGTTACATAAATTAATTATTTTATAGTTTTTGTTATTAGTGGATGCTAATTGTCTAATATCTCCTCCAGATCATGGAAAAGTTTAATGTTTTTTGGAATTTCTATTATGTATTATTTTATATAGGAAATTAAAAATGAAAGAAAAATTAATTGAACAGATTGAAAACACAGTTTATCAATTATCTACTATTGTAGATGTAAGTTATAGTGCCAAAAAAGGATATATTGAAAAGATGAGAATTTTATTGAATCTATTTAAAATTGCTTTTGAAAGCGAAGAATTTAAACTTGTTACCAAATGAATAAACTTCCAACTTCTATTACTATTATAATTTCTGGAATATTAATAGTATTAAACACTCCAGAATGGAAATATTTTTTATTCGTTGCTCTTTTATTAGAACTTATTTCAATATATAAAAAGGAGAATTAATGTTTATTAGAATTCCAGACACTAAAACTTCTTATTATGTTAATCTCCCAAAAGGAAGTGTTTTTTTTAAATCTTATTATGCATTTGAAGAAATTAAAAAAAGAATGAATTATAAATTTATAGATATCAAACAAAAAGAAAAATTATTTAACATTATTCACTCACAAATTAAATATTATAAATTAACAGAGGAAATTTAATGTTTATAAAATTAGAAAATAAAATTATTAATACAGACAGAGTTTATAAAATTAATAAAATTACTAATTCTGATAATAAATACGTATTTTTTTATATAGATAATACAAAAAATATTTTTAATATTGAAGTAGAAGAATTTAAATTACTTTTCCATGAATTTTTAAAGGTTTCTGATAGAGACAGGGGCGAAACTTTTGTTAATATTAAAAATATTTCTGATGTTAATTTAGATTCCGGTTTAATTACTTTTTATAATGGAGAATGGATTGTTTTCACAGAAAATAAAGAATATTTTAACATTCTTTTTGATAATAATCATCTTCAATCCTTAGTAGATAATTATTCTAAAGAAAATTTAGAAAAAGAATACTTAAAAATAAAAGAAGAAACTAAAGATTTATGGCTAAAAGATAAAAATATATCTGCTTTGCCAAAATATGTTTATAAACATGGAAAAGGATTTAAGTCTGTTATTAATGGAGTTTATATTGGAAGAAGAAAAACAGTAGAAGAGGTTCAATTAATGGTGGAAGAATATTTAAAAGAACATCCTGAAATTATAGTATGAAATTATATCATGTAACAACTCCTAAAAAAGTTAAATTATATCATAACACTGGATATATTAAATCTCCTGTAAGAGGATTTACGACGATTCAATCTGCAATGGCATGGGCTATAAAAATAGGAAGAACTGTTATATTAGAATTTGAAGCAAATAATCCTTATAAATTACCAGACCATCATAATAAATATGGAGAAGCGTGGTGGAATGACGGAAATGTTTATAATTATAAATGTGTTTTTTCTGCAGACAAAGATGCCTAAACTCTTGACAAAGTTAAAAATTTTTGATATACTTATCCATAAATAAAAGAAGGAGATAATACGAACGAAATTTAGGAAGATTGTCACAAATGGATATAAATTTCGGGATAGACTAATTAAAGATTTTGAAAAAATATTATAGGAGAATATTTATGGCACATGAAGTAGAAAGTTTGGCATATGCAAATGAAGCTCCTTGGCATGGTCTAGGAACAAAAGTTCCGGATGATATTTCTCCGGATCAAATGCTAATTGTAGCAGGATTAGATTGGAAAGTTGAAAAACATCCTTCTTATGTTGTTATTGACAATGAGGCAATTCCTACAGGGCAATATTCGTTAGTAAGAAGCACCGATAAATCAATTCTTACTAATGTTTCTGAAGATTGGAATCCACTTCAAAATCATGAAGCTTTTGAATTTTTTAATGATTTTGTATCGTTAGGAAATATGAAAATGGAATCGGCAGGATCATTGAAAAATGGACAAATGGTTTTTGCCCTTGCTAAAATTAATGATGGGTTTTCAGTATTTGGAGAAGATGATATTGAATCTTATCTTCTTTTTTCAAATCCGCATCAGTACGGAAAAACTATTACGGTCAAATCTACCATGACTCGTGTAGTTTGTATGAATACTATCACTGCTGCATTAAATACAGAATCAAAACGCGATGTTAAAATAAATCATTGCAAGAAATTTAATGCAGAACAAGTAAAAATGATGTTAGGAATGAACCATGAAAATCTAGTAAAATATAAGGAAATGGCAGAATTTCTAGGTTCCAAAAAATATAATGGAGAATCTGTTAAGGAATATTTTAATAAGATTTTTCCTGTTTCTGGAGATAAGAAAGCAATTTCTAAAAATGCAGAACTCGCATTAACTTATTTAGAAACTCAACCTGGACATGATATTGTTCCTGGTACTTGGTGGAATGCTTTTAATGCTATTACTTATATGAGTAACCATGTAATAGGGAGAAATGAAGAGACCAGAAAATATAATTTGCTTTATGGTAATTCGGTGAATTTAATCCAACAAGCCGCAAATGAAGCTATTAAATTTGCTGAAGCTGCTTAAATTATTTGACTTTTAATGACATGAACGTAGTATTAAAATCTATTAAGTTTATAGATTTAAAACATTATGGATTAGTTCGTAAGAGTTCTAATAAACCTTATATAACTCATCCTATATATGTAAGTTATATATTAATGTCGTACAAACAAAAATCTAAAAATTTAGATAAATTATTGGCAGCTTGCATTCTTCACGATGTTTTAGAAGATACTAATACTACTTTTGAAGAATTAGTTGAACAATTTGGACCTTTAATTTCTTCTCTTGTTTTGGAATTAACTTCTGATAAGGAAGAAATTGAAAAGGTTGGTAAAAATGAATATTTAAAAATTAAAATAATAGGTATGTCTTCTTATGCATTAACTTTAAAACTTTGTGATAGGCTTGCTAATATAAGCGACAATCCAAAAATTTCTTATATAAATGATACCTTAGAATTAATGAATCATATTAAAAAGAATAGAAAATTGTCTAAAACTCAAAAGAATTTAATTAAAGATATTTGTTTTATTTGCGAAAACAAAATCTGAAATGATTAAATTGGAGATTGAAAGTGAACAGTATTGATTTATTTTCTGTTGTCAAATATAACGGAGAAAATAATAATTTTGATTGTAAATATGTTTGTGTTGACGTAGAGGACGAAAAATGTTATATTGAAGAAAACGATGATTTAGAATATATAGGGAATTTGGAAGATTTAATTATAACCGGATATGAAAATGTTAGAGGATGGGAAATTAGACTTTATTGGAATAGGTATAAAAAAGGGGTGAGGTATTTTTATAATGAATAAATTTTATGCTTACAAAAAATATTGTAAAGAAATAAAAAAAACAAAACTTTCTTCTTTTAAAGATCCGTATTTTAACGATTACATGAATGCAGTGGATAATATATTAAAAAATATATCTAACGAATATTCTTTAGAATTGGGGGAATTAAAAGAATTAATTATATTTGCTTTAAGAAGAAAACTTAAATAAGAGATAAATGTTGACAATCTTTAATTAATTTGTTATAATGATGGTTCTTTAAATTTGTAAGAAAACTATGAAATATTCTCAACTATCTCCTAATCATAAATATATTGTAGGGTTGATTGCTAAAGAATTTCCTGAAGTACTTTCCACCAATAAAGTTAATAGAAAGCAACTTGTGCAAGTAATGGAAAAGTTTAATATTAAAAGTGCCGCTTGGTTAACTAATCCAGGAAATACTATTTCCAGGGGCATTTATAAATTTCCGGAATTTGATATTAATAATATTTCTTCTGAAGATTCTAATGAAGAATCTGAGAATATTGTAATAAATAATTCAGAAAAATCTGATGAAGAGATTGATATTGATATTAGAGAAAGATTTCTCGCAATGAACGAATTTGTGATTTCTGTGGCAGAACAGAAGCATCGTTCGCTTATTATTTCAAGTCCTCCTGGCATTGGTAAAACTGAAGGAGTAATGAGAATACTTGATAAACATGGATTTGAATACAATTTTGTATCAGGGTCTGCTTCTGCAGTAGGTATTTATGAAATGTTATACGCAAACAGGGCACCTAATCAAATAGTAATTTTTGATGACTGTGACAGACCGTTTTTTGATGAAGAATCTCTAAATGTATTAAAAAAAGCGTGTGATACGAAAAAAGTAAGAACTATTTCATGGCTTAAAAAATCTTCGCTATTTGATGAAGAAGGAGAGCCAATTCCAAAACAATTTTACTATGAAGGTTCTTGTATTTTTATTACTAATAAAGATTTGTATGAAATGTCTAAAAGTGGTAATAAAAATTGTGAGCATATTGAAGCAATTATTACACGGTCTCTTTATGTTCATCTTGGGATTCGCACTGCTAGAGAATACTTGATTAGAATTAATCAAGTATTAGAAGAAGGCATGCTCAGGAAAGAAGGAATTTCTAAGCAAGAAGAAAATGAAATTATGGGATTTATTTATGAACATAAAGATAAACTCATTGATCTTTCTCTAAGAATGGTGTTGAAGATTGCTTCTATCTATAAAAATAACTATGATAATTGGAAAACTCTAGCTAAAGTGGCTTGTTTTAAAGTATGAATGCTAATATTAAAACTTCTACTTCAAAAAAGGATTTTGTGATACTCATGAAAATTTTTTAAATAGAATTTTATAAAAAAGGATATAAATTTATTATTGATAGTAATGGGATTGCCGCTCAAATTCCAGATGAATTTAGAATATGAAATATGTAAATTATTCAGATCATTGTTATTATCGTAGAATTAATAATGTTCCTATTCTAGGAACCTCAAACTTTGCAGATTACGAATTTCTTACCCCTTTTATTTGTTGCGGATGGATGAATTTTCATGTGGATGATATAGTAAAAAGAGGTGAAAAATATTGGACAATTAAAATAATTGATTTTCATCCTTCTGCAGTATTTGTTCATAGAACAAACGGACATTATGAACAAATTTTTTTAGAAAAAAATATGCAAATAAAATTTGATTATAGAAAATCTCATGGATTAGTTCCAAGAAAATTAGCCGCAGAAGTATGTAAGAGAAATTCTATAAATTTTAAAAAATTAAAAGTTTGGACTAAGAAAATAGATAATGCTTTGATGAAACCAAAAATCGTTTTTGAATTTTTAGATATTTGACAAATAAAGAGAATTTTGGTAAAATATGGACATATTTTAAATTTAATTTGAATCCAAACGATTTTTATTATATAAATAATAGTTTAAGCGCTTGTAGCTCAATTGGATAGAGCATCGGTCTTCTAAATCGAAGGTTGTGGGTTCGATTCCCTCCAAGCGCGCCAATTTAAAAGTATATCACATTTATAATGAATATTTTTGTATTAGATTATAATCCAGAAAGAGCAGCAGAATATCATTGTGATAAACATGTTATTAAAATGATATTAGAATCTGCGCAAATGTTATGTACTGCCATTAATGAAATAGTAGGAATTCAAATAACCCTCTATAAATCAACTCATAAAAACCATTCTTGTTCATTATGGGTTAGAAGTTCTAAACAAAACGCAGAATGGTTGAAAAATTTAAATTATCATTTAAACAAAGAATATAAATTAAGATATAATAAAAAAATAAACCATAAAAGTTGGAATGTTATTAAATCTTTGAATTAGATGTATTACCTGATATTGGAATGACAGAATTTAGATTAGCCATGCTAGAAGAATATAAATCAGAGGATACAGTAAATTCTTATAGAAATTATTATAAATCTAAATCGTTTTTAACTTGGAAACTCGAACCCCCTTATTGGTATTGAGGAGATGGAACATGATAGTGAAAGTTATTACTAAGAAATGACTTACACTATTTGGTGCTTGTGGGGCAGGGATTAGTTTTTTTGAAAAGAATCAATTAAAAAGATTCCCATTTTGATAAAAAGTTTAATTAGGGGTATAAAATATGAAAGTTTTAATTATTTATGAGGAAGTACCAGAATCCATTAAATATTATGTGATTGAAGCAGATGAAAAAGACATTGAATTATTAGAAGCTATTAATAATCAATATATTAATTCTGTTGGTTGGGAAGATTTTGAAGTGCCTTTAAGCCAAGCCCAATGTGCCATGATAAGTGATACGGACAAAGAATTTTTAGATGATTTTATTAAATCTGTTCCAGACTACGAAAAATGGGCTAATAAATGGTTTAAAGGGAACACAAATACCCCTATTAAAGAAACAATTGAACGAGTTTATAATTTTGGATTTTATCTTTAATTAATAGAATAGGATATTATATTATGAAAATTGAGGTAGAAATTACTAATCTTATTGGAAACAATCCTGGATATAATTGGGTAAAACATCGACATATTAACGTAAATTACAATTCTTCACAAGAGAATATTATTAAAAAAGTTAAAAAGGAATTAGGATGGAAAAAGTCTATTACAGAAATTGTTAACAATAATATTGTAATTAAAGCTAAAGATCGTGGTATGATTGCCTTTGTAGATATCGGATAGTTATGAATACAAATATTAAAATTTCTTTGGTTTCAATTTTTATAGGAATTATATTTACTGTAACTTTATTTCCATTAATTAAAGGGATTGTGTTTTTCTTGGGATGGATATTTGGATTAATTATTATTCTAACATTAGTTAAACTTATTAAAATTTTTGGGTAATATTATGAAAATTATTAAATTGAAACAATACACTTCTCCTAATGAATGGCATTATATTTATACACTTAAACAAGGCGATAAATATCTTTTATGTAAAAATGGAATGGTATTTTTTGCTTTGCAAGAAGAAAGATTAGAAGATTTTGTTACTGATTCTTTGGAAATTCCTTATTGTAAAGAAGTAATATTAATGGTTACGGAGAATATGAATAGTAAGAATATTGAAATATATGATTTAAACATGAATTATCTATATAGATTTGATAATATGGACGATTTTCTAAATAATATTGAATCCTATACTTCAAAAGAATATTTTTCATTAACGTTTGATTTTTAAACTCTTGACAATCATATTTATTTTTGATACAATACTCTCACGCTATAAGGAATGGAACTAACATGATTTCGATTAAAGTTTATTTTGAAGATGGAAATTCTATTATTACACAATTTCGAGGAACTTTTCAAGAAGCTAAAGTTTATTACGAATCTCATATTTTTGAATTGTTTGAAAATAAATTAGTAAAATGTGTTAAAATTGAACCTCTTTGAGGAAAGTATGAAACCTTTTGATCCTGCTAAGACTCCCATTGGAACTAAAGTATATCTTATTCAATGTGAAGAAGGAACTTTTGTGAGATATGATGAGGAAACAGAATATGCTTATATTTTTCTTCATTATTATAAACACGAATTAAAATGGCCAAGGAGCGGATGTATTGAAATGTTTAAGGTAGATTAATATGAACAAATATATTGAACAATTAGTGACAATTGCAGAAATTAACTCTAAATTAAGTACCGGAAATTTTTCATATTCGTACGCATTAGGATATTTTCAAGGTGCTATGAGTTCATTAATGGACAATTTAGAATTATCTTCAGAACAAAAAATGAAATTGGTTGAATTTATTAATGAATATAATAAAGATTTGCTTGATAAATTGAGAAATGAATATTAATGAATCTATAATTGAACAATTGAAAATTGTTGCTAGAGATGTTACTTATGAGAAAGCAAAATTAGCAGCAGCCATTGTATATAAAAATAAAATAATTTCAATTGGAATGAATTCGTATAATACTCATGGATTTCAATATAGATATGGAAAAAATTCACAATCAATTTGTTGGCATGCAGAAAACCATGCAATTTACAATGCCAAACAAAATTATTTTGATAAATGGAAAAAATCAACTCTTTATGTAGTTAGAATTAAATGGAATGGGACTGATAAAGAAAAAATAATCATAGGAAATTCAAAACCTTGTTCTGGATGTATGCGTGCTATTAGAGATCATAATATAAAAAATATTGTTTACACGTTGGATTCTTCAGAAAACGAAGATCAGAATTATGGGATAATCGTTCTATGAATGATTTAATTATATTTATTTTAAGTTGTAAAAAAGTTGACAATACCAACTAATCTTGTAGCTCTTTAATTGATTACTAAAGAGGATATTATGAAAGTTATTACTAAGAAATGGCTTGATCAGATTGGAGCCTGTAAAGAAGGAATTAGTTTTTTTGAAAGAAATAAATTAGAAGGATTTCCAGTTGAACTGTTAAAACAGGTCCAAGGAGATCACGAAGGATTTGTGGCGTGGATTAAAGACAAATTGAAAAATAATTATTGTTATGACGATAATGGCAATATAATTCATTATAAGGATTCTGATGGATATGAATATTGGAAAGATTATGACAATAATGGTAATTTAATTCATTATAAAGATTCCAAAGGATACGAATATTGGCAAGAATACGATTCCAATGGCAATATAATTCATTATAAGGATTCTGATGGATATGAATATTGGCAAGATTATGATGCTAATAATTTGATCCATCATAAAGATTGTAATGGATATGAATATTGGAAAGATTATGATGCTAATAATAATTTAATTCATTATAAAGATTGTAATGGAAATGAATATTGGAAAGAATACGATTCCAATGGTAATGTAATTCATTATAAAAATTCTGATGGATATGAATATTGGCAAGAATACTATTCCAATAATTTGATCCATCATAAAGATTGTAATGGATATGAATATTGGAAAGAATACGATTCCAATGGCAATGTAATTCATTATAAAACTTCCAATGGAAATGAATATTGGAAAGAATACGATTCCAATGGTAATGTAATTCATTATAAAAATTTCTATGGATATGAAGAATGGAAAGATTATGATGCTAATAATAACGAGGTTTATTGTAAAGATTCTAATAGAAATGAATATTGGAAAGATTATGATTCCAATGGTAATTTAATTCGTTATAAAAATTCCTATGGATATAAAGAGAGTTATGAAATTGGATATTATGGAGATGGACAATTAAAGAGATATGAAGGATTAAAAATTCCTTTTTTTGATAAAAAGATTTAATATAGGGGTATAAAATATGAATACACAATCGAAGTAATTTTTGTTGTAATTTATCTTGTAAAGAGGATATTATGAAAGTTATTACTGCGAAATGGCTTGATCAGATTGGAGCCTGTAAAGAAGGAATTAGTTTTTTTGAAAGAAATAAATTAGAAGGATTTCCAA